TCTATAGAGCCGGAAAGCTTACCAAAACCAAGACCAGGATTGGTCGTAGTCGATGGACCCAGACGTGGTTGTGGATCTGAATCCTTTGCTGCGACCAATGCGCCGATGTTTGCAACTATCGCAGTATTCAAATTTCCTATCGAAGAACCAGTCAATACAGAATGATTTAAATCGCCGTCGACATGTAGCCTAAAGTTAACTTGGCTACCAGTATTCTGAAAACTGAATGCATAGTGATGCCACTCGCCGTCTGATGCGCTTGCATACAAGCCTGCCGTGCCGGAAACATAAAGGTTCTTAACGCCGCTTGAAGCAGATTGATAAGTAACTACCCAAGGAGAGTCTTCTTGTGGTCTCGTCCTGTCCAGCTCTATAGTTAGGCGACCGTATTGGTGTCCCGAAGGAACAGAGCCTGTTGTCCAAGCGTCGAAGACAACTTCTCTCTTTGTCAATGTTTGGAAAGCAGATTTTTTAAGCCAAAATTCTACTGTGTTGCCCTTGTTGCCATCTATTTCAAGGTTGGATGTTCTGTTGCTTGCCGTATGCCAAATGTTGTCAACGTTGGGTCCACCTTTAATGTAGATGTATTCTTTTGTTGCTGGATTACCATAGTTCCCCGACAATGATGTTCTAGACCCCCAACCTGTGGGTGAAAATCTAGCATGTCCGTGTGTTCTGGGATATTCGTTATCAAATACGTAAAGATCTAAACCGTTTGAATTGTTGATCCATTTAATCTTTTCATATGAGGATCCGTCGTAAGGATAAGTCTGATAGATTCTTCTTGCCGCAGAATCATAATATTCCTCGGCTAATCCAAATCGAGCAAAGTTCGAAGCGGTGGCGTAATCAATATGAGGTAAGAATCTAGCCTTTCTCTTTATGTATTCATCAATGTACCGGCCAGACTCGATGTCCTCCAGAAGATCATTGACACTTGACTCTGGCAAAATATGTTTTGAGCTAATTTTGCTAAAAAGGTTCTTTAAACTCATTTACTTCTCAACTCTAAATTTAAAAATCTTATCCTGTACTGTGTGTTTGCCGTCCGTATCATAAGCCAGCTGAATACCGTAAGCGTAGTCCGACTCAAAAAGGGACATTTCTAAATCAAAATAATTACCATTCTTATCATACGACATTCTAGTGTATTTCGATTGGGCTCCGCTTCCGGTACCAAAAGGAATTACATCAAACTGATCTATCAATCTGAATACTCTGTAATATGCGTCTTTAATTATCGATGGTTCCGCTTTCTTCGACGCCACAGTATATATGTTTGGTTGCCAGTCCTTTGGGCGAACAAACAATCTTATTCGCACCTTGTCACTCTGCGAGTAAGATGATTTGAGATTCTTTAAAGTTGTGATATATGTGGTACTTGGATTATAATCATAGGTCTTGTGCTTATTCACTTTAAACGTCGACCCCGTAACTAATTGTATTCCCTGTACCACCTTCGTTGGCTTACTCCAGACATCGAATATTTCACTTTCTGATCCCGTAAAAGCAAAGGATGCGGAATATATGCCAGTGCTCACCCAACCGCCAGTTATAACAGTCGCCGCATTTACAGTCACACCGCCACCGATTGGAAGTGTTTTTGGCTTTATAACTTGATTTTTCACATTCCCAGACGGAAACACTTGTACATTTATTTGTGTATAAGCGTTATTACTCCCGGATGCGCCGCCCAAGACAGGAATATTCTTTAACTTTCCGTTCACTATATTATAAAGATACAAGGTATTCAAGTTGTCTTCGCCCAGCAATAAAGAACTACTCAAATAAAAATTTGATCTGTCATCTCTTTTCGAATCATCCCACCTGGCCTCAATTATCGGTCGTTTGTAAAAGAACTCGGACCCTCTCGCAAAAAACTTCTTTGTATAATAAGAACGGTTTCTAGTGCCATCTTCATAAGATCCAGACATTTTTAGCATAACGCCATAATTTTCTCTATCCGGATCGTCTGCTGACTCAGCTGCAATCCATTCTTCTACTAGTGCTGTTATATTAACTTCTAGATTCTCTGTTCCGTTTTGAAAGTTCTTAACATAGTGAGGAAGGTTTCTTCCTGCTGTGTACCCCACTTCATGATAGTCACCACCCGCTGTCGTCCATTTCGTTTTGCCACCCTCTTGCACAGTCGTTAAAGATAAATGATCTGTGGATACGGTGCCCTGATATGATCCAGATTGACCGGACGAGCCGGTCGTGGTTACTCTAATTGTCGCTCCCGATGTATCAGATGTGTCCTCTGCAGAAATTGAAGCAGAAAGACCTGTTTCATATACGTTTATAGAAGCACTAAAAACGCTAGCTATATCTTTGACGGCGGACATGTTCCCCGTCAATGGCACAACTATTTCAATTCCCGGCAGTGATCCCGAGAATGTCTCTCCCACTTGTGTTGTAAAAACAAAATTGTATCTTGTATTTGACGAATTATATAAGGTAAAATATTCTTGTTTTAAGAGTTGTTCATTAGTCGTCAAAAATTTGACATCTGTTATTTGTGGTCTTTTGGTCGCAGAAGCCATTACCCAATTAGCTTCGTCTTCATCCGTGTATTCTTCCATATCAAGACCCTGTCCTTCGGACCAAGACCTGGAAAGGGGCAAAATTTGCATATCATATTGTTTCGGAAGTGTCTGACCGTGAGGACAATTAAAAACTCGTAAATAAAATTTAACACTTCCAGATTCTGGGATATTTCCATTACTCCTGTCTGTGTTGATTGTGCCTACGGGAAATTTAAGTAGTGCTCTTGTTTTCTCCACAGAACTAGTTGAAGCCTGACCAAGAATGGAGAATACCTCCAGCACATCAGACTCACCCATGTTAGATCCGGTGCCACGAGTTGACAAGTTCATCTTATAGGCATTAGTTATTGTAGTGTCTGCATTAGCAAGATATCTCTTAATAGCCATTAAACAATTTTACCTTTTATATCAACTTCCGGATATTTTAATTCAAAGACCGCAGTACGAGGAGCGTATATTACTCTCCCATCTTTTGACGAATTTCCTTTAATATCATAATCAAGTGATGAATACGGTGATCCGGATTTATTAACCACCCTAACACTAACAACATCCACTATTTCCTCTACATCTTTTAGTGCTTTAAAAAAGTCGGAAACCACTATTGGCTCTCCCATTTCTCTTTGCAAGAGAAACTGCTCTTCTATCGCCAACTGTGCCATTCTCAATACTTCATACTTATTAGCGTTTTCTTCTATTACTATATCAAACTCTACGCCAACATTTATAATAAAAGCGTCTAATATATCAATAGTATCATTAATCATTCTAACACCATTCAGCCATGTTTTTAGATTTTGTTTTATAGTATTGTTTGCTCTCACCAAGTCTCCCTCGGCGTTCTCAGAAATAACATACATATTTAGATTTCTCTTAAAAGAGTCGTTATCTCTGAAAATGGTGCATCGCTTTATTGCGCCGAAGTGCCCTGGCATTGCATACGCCATACTTATATAATCTTGTCTTGTAACAGCTCTATTCTGGGCAGAGAAGTTCCCCAGTGCCCGGATTTTCAGTTCCTCGACGCCGGGAATACTTATATCTCCGACTATTGGATCCTCATTCGAAACCTCTATTGAATTTACAACATATCGCCTTATATCCTCATTCAAGGAAGCAACATTGTCAAAGTCCACTACAGCATCAACAACTCGATTTACTTGGCCAGAACCCGCGTTAACATTCTCAGAAGTATTAGATCGGTATACGACTGATAGCATAGTGTTCGCAGGTGCTACGCCAAACTTATCAGTAGAAGTAAGTTTTGTAGGGTCGATACTTGTATCTGATATATATTCTCTTGCGTGTCTCTTGAGGGCAACGTTTGCGGGGTCTGCGATTGAGCCACTCACCAGTTCGTTCTCAGATCCATATCCGAATTGAATAGTGGTTGTGTCGTCGAGGTGTTCCACTGCAAATCTTCTAGGGACTGCTATCTTCTTCAGGATGTTTGGAACCGAATCGTTTTTTGCGTTCTTGTTTGTCACAGGCTTATAAATAGAATTTTGCGATAAATGCTCAACCTCAAAATATTCGTGACCCTCGGAGTCCGTTACTTGAACAATCGCAGAAACATTATCTCCCGGGATGACCACCTTAAGAAATCTTTCGAATGCGTCAACCGTTTCCACGTGTTCCAATAATTCCCCAGATACGATTCTACCTTCCGCTTTAACAGCAAAATATGTAGGTGCCCCGGTGTCATCGTTCACTTTTGCTACAATAACTTCGTTAACCGAGTCTGCAAAAGACACATCATCAAGTAGTGTGAAGGACACACCTCCAGCAGTAGCTACCGTAGATCCCGCCTTCAAAGTTGGTGAATATCTAGTATCAGGAGCACCAGTTGCTACTGATACAGGTACCAAAGCATAAAACTGACACGTTCCGTAGGAAGAGGGTGCCTTGTTAAAACTAAATCCTAAAAATTTTGACAACTTGAGAACATTCTCATACTCTGCTGCTGTTTCCAAAAATGACTCATTTGCCTGGTAGTCTAAATAAAATGATAAAACATCGCCGACGTAAGACACCGTATCGATCATTAAGGAACCAAAACCAGCTTCGTTAAAATCCCTATACGTATTTGGATAATACCTTTTTGCATGTTCCAACAATGATTCTCTTATCGAAGAAAAGTCTCTATTGGTATATTTTATAGGAATTATTTTTTTTGGCATTTTATGTTTTCCCCTCTATTAAGTAGTTTCGGGCATACTTATTTCAAGAATATCCGCAGTATTCAATCCCGGTACCGTATATTGTATTTGTATAGACAATGGTACGCCACTTGATATAAAAGTGTTGTCATCCGGTCCTCTAATCGCTATCCCCAAAATCTTTATAAATGGTAACCACTTCCCCACCTGCGATATGATCGTTGTTCTGATATTGTCGTAAGTATGTTCGTTAGCCAATTCAAATAAAAACCTCTTTAGACCAACACCGAAGGTCGGTTCCATAACTCTCTCTCCGGGTGATGTCAAAACGACCATTTTAAGATTCTGTTTTACTGCTTCTAGAGTTGTCTTGTTTAGGGCATATCCATCTTGAGCGTCACGCTCTAATGGCAATTTTACTGATATACCAGCCATAATTAATCTCCTCCTGTGAGACCCTCAACCTTGGCTGCATATGCTGCAGCAGCTGCTGATTCATTTTCCTCTTCACTAGTAAGTATGTCTTCATGATCTTCTTCACATATCTTAAATTCCTTAGTGCCCCGCCTCTTTCTCGTCCGATCTCTTTCACCAGACAACTCAGGCATTGACAGCCCAAGAAGACCCACCGGGGTCATGAACTTTCCGTATCGGTTCTCACCTCTACCGGTTACGGCGTTTTCAAGATGTTCATAAATTGTTGCTAATTGGTCAGTAGCTATAGCGGCACCAACGACGTTCGCAGAAGATACAGATGCGGCTAACATACCCATAGCAAGCCCGATATCGATTGGGCCCTGAAAGTTAAACGGCATATAGTCATTGTCGGCAGCGAAACCATTTACTAATGAATCGCTATCACCAGTTGGTGAAAATAACAAATCGTGAGATAACGACGACATATTCAACCCACTCCTCACCTTCGCAGGGTCGGCATCCCAAACCTTCTTCATGTCCTTGTAAGCAGGGTCCAATGCCGCTGCGCCGCCCCTGACTAGCGATGGAATTGTATTTTTCACCATTTTCCAAGCTATTTTGGCGAAATCAGCCATTATCTTATCGGCGATATTTCCAAATCCAAACGAAGTTTGATCTGAATTTAATATATTGAAAAGATCTCCGGGTGGTGCTGCCGAAAGGTCGGTCGATCCTGCTGGGTTTTTCAGTCCCAAAACCAATCTTCTTACCGCTCCCCGTGTTGGGTCCATCATCGTTGATAATTCTTGATCAGGGTCCAATATTACTTGATTGTATATCATGAATAAAGCCTGGTACCTGTCAAGCGGAAATATAAAATCAAACAAATATTCAATCTTTGAGTCGGGTGATGCCTCTATTCTTCTAATGTGTTGTCGGTCATCTCCAACAGTTATCTCTTGTTTGCGACCCAACCCGAACATTGCTGCCGCCAGGACATCGTCGGTGCGGTGATACTCTGGCTCCATCTGCCTTGGATTATCGATAGTGAGAAGCATCTGTGCAAGTTCTTTTGGGCAATAATCCAGTTCTACTTCCACTAATGGAGTTGGAAACATAATGTTTTGTGGTTTACCAGCAGTCATAATACCCACTTGTTCTGAGTCTGTCACCTCTCTTGTTACTACACCCTCGTCATTAGCAGAATAAGTTGCAGTCTCTTCCATCTTTACAAGATGAGACGTTCCCATCGCATATGCGGGGTCCGTTTTCCACCTGATTGGGTCTTGAGTTTGGCGGTTCATCTCACTGATGACATCCTCGCCTGATTCGTCGCGCTCAACAATATAAAGATCTTCCTCTATAATTCTAGGACCTCGAATATACCCAAATCTAGGATTTGTATCCGCTATATACGATCTAGTTTTTGTTGTCAATCCACTAAGCCTCATATTTAAAGTCTTTAAATCTGGTAGTAATTCACTTTGGCGGTTGTACCGGAGGATTAATTCAAGGGCTTCCTCTTCCCTGCCTTCGTCGAGGAGTGCATTAATCGCTTCCTGGGGCATGCCTGCCGCAATAAACTCTGGGTCGATCTGGAATTGCTCTATCATATCCGGTGCCCAGAATTCCTCGGAGTCAATGCCGGAATTGCCAAAAATGTCTGTTTCGTTTATCGGTCTTAAAGAAGGGTCTTCTGGGTTTTGACCCAACGCTTGCACAATGACGGCGGAGGCGGTGCGGGCGGCGGATTCGAGTGCTCCTTCAGTACTGGGGACAAACACCAATCTTAATCCGACCTTTAAATTTCCGAGAGTGTATATGCTCTCCACAAAATCCATCTCATCCGGATATGTCCTGCGCCAGACTTCAAGTGCTGGACCTTCTAGGTTCATTGGTCGGTCTATGTGGTCCGAGAAAAGTTTTAATAACTCATTCAATTCGTATTGATTAAATACTCCCTTATATGCTTCTATGCTTATTTCAAACTCAGGGTCAGCGTCAATCATCCTTTGAACAACACTTTGTGGTGCGTCTCCGCCTATACCAAAGGATGGGAGTCGAGGAGAGATGTGCGTGTTGATAACATTTTCTGAAAATCTGAAATACTTTTCTAGAAAGAAAGTTGGTTGACTTAAATCTTCAGGGTCTTCGTAGACGCCTCCAAAACTAGAATGTAGTGGAACCATTCCTCTGCGATATCCCCTGTTCTCATACCTACTCGGTGTTATGTGCTCTAATGATTGGACGGTACGAATATTTGAAGTCAACTCATTAAAAAAGTCTTCTTTAAAAGAATTGCATCTTGGCTTGAAGATTTTGTTTGCTGCTTCTATGATCTCTTCTTCGTCGAGAACACTATCAATAAGCACAGAGACTGCTCGGTCGAGGTCAGTGTGGTTTGCCAATTTTAAAATTTCTGATTCAAAAACTTCCTTACTAAGCTCGTCAAGAGTCAGATCCGCCTTTAAAGAAGATATGAGGTAGCTCTTAAGATAATCATTAACGATGGGTTCTCCACTTAGCATGCCTGCCCCAAATCTAGAAAAAACGTAAAGACCCTTCAACATAAATTCTATAATATAAGTCTTAACATAAACATATGTTAATTGAGAAGTCATGCTGTTTTCAAGAGGACCGGAAGCAGAAAAGTCTCTTTTTATTGGATCATTCTCTGGGAGATCCAACATCTCCTTATACTTGTCCATGATTTCTTGTCTCATCTTCTTAAAGCTGATTACATTTCTATTCCTTGCATAACAAACAACTTCTTCCTCTTCAGAAACAGGTATAAATTCTGCGGAGATTCTGTCTGCCAGGTCTTTTATTTGCTCTACATCAAAATATCTGGAATTTCGAATACCTTCTCCCACCTTGTCTAGTAGCATATTCGCAGTCACCCTGTAAGAGTCTTGCGGAAAGGCGACCGATATTCCAAGACCACCATTTAGTTTATTCCACAAACTATTTCCGTGTCCGTTAGCCTCTGCTGCGAAGGAGGGGTCATTCGGATAAACTCTTTGAAGAGTATTTGACCAAGAACTTAAAAACATTTCTGAAAAAGCACCAGAACGTAAGTGTTTTGGACCCTCTTGCCTGGAGATGTCTCTTGCTAGCAATCTTGTATTAATAGTCTCTTCTGACAGGTATCCGTTGTAGGTTTTATTCTCCCAAAGCATCTCCGGTTCTCCCAAGTTAAAAAATAGTCTACTTGGTCTTTCCAAGCTAAAGCAATCTCTTATGTCTTCACCTTCAAAGTAATTTTCTTGATAAATCATATCTTTTTCAGATGGAAGCTCAAACTTGACGAATCTCTCTTGCATTTCTTGTAATTGCTCTTGTTCTAGTATGCTCCTCAACACAGGAGACGGCTTTACCTCATCTTTGAGATTCCTCATGGGAAAAGTTAAAATATCTTGCATAAGAGCACTGTCAGAAGGATCGGACAAGTCAAAGAAAGCTGGCTCTTTATCCGCACCGGTCCCCGTTTGAAGCTGCTCAAACGTCACCACTTTATATCCTGCGACGCGAGTGACATCCATTCGCCCTGGCTTGGGGATACGCTGCACATCGGCAGTCTCTTGTGCGATTACCTCCTCCATCTTTGCGATGGCGGCGGCGCGACCGGCGTTATCATTAGCCCAAGCGAGACCGCGGCCGCGGATGTTTACGCCTTTCCAATATATTGCAAAGCCGTTGTGAAGTTTACCAATTGTAAACCCTAGTTGATTAGCGTCGTTTATGTCAGCCGCCTCACCCTCTGCTGTCAGGAACCGGCCGGTGCGCTGGAAATTATCACTCCTATTCCCCCTTTGGTCGGGGGTTCCGATATTATAAGTCTCCCATTCATAATGATATAGGTTTTCTCGGGCTCCAGTGTCCGGGTTCACGAGGTCTAAACCAACAGTGTCGTTGTAATCACTCAGAGAATTGACAAGGGCACTAAGGTTCCTGACTCCGGATGCGCCTGCCGTCGACAAAGCCGCGACAGCTTCTCTGATTTTTGTTACACTCTGGACTCTAGGAAGTGTCGACTTAATGTGGTTTGTTACAAACTGGTACCGTCCTCCCTCGACAGGATTATATCCAGGGTCGCCGGGAACCTTCTGGGACGTTTCCATTTCAAACAAAGAAGGAACAAAAAATGATAAATCATTTTTAAAAACAATCGCTATATTGCGTACAACAGACTCTATTGCTAAACTTGCCATCTTATTTGAGCTATCCGTATCATATGGTCCTGGAAGGTTCATTTTTTCGAGAAGAGAGTCCAAAGGATTATTCTCCATCAATTCCTTTAAGGCGGCGCGACGCTTCTCCGAATCGACAATGGCACGAGAAACTTCTTCCGGAGTGGCGTTTTGAGATAACAATTGGTCCCTCAACGTAGGGGATTCGATGTCAGGACAAAGATCACCGACGACAACGTTAGCAGAGTTTGAAAGCTTTGCGCATAATTCCGGATCTATAAACCGACCCAACAATCCAAAAAACTCTGCAATTAAAGATTCATTCTTTAGGTGCTCACTTAGTCCTGAATAATGCTTTTCCATCAATTCTTTTACTATTATTAATGTCTCTATATCTGCCTCTCCTTCCAACAAAGAGCACATTTCCGGTGGCGTAAGAGCCTTTGCGAGAGTATCAAATAAATCCGCAAGGTCCGAATAAGATTCGACTGGAAGGTCCATTTCATCCAGTGCGTTGGCGGCGTCCTTCATCACTAGCAATTTCTTATCTGTGCCTTCTTTCTTCCCCCATGCATCGTCCCACAAAGAGGCACCGTAGTCCAACAAGTCTGAACAACTGGGGAATTTAATAAGGTCCAATATTCCTCTTACCAAGCCGCACAAAAATGCGATTAACATTTCTAATAATGCTGCTTCAATCATTGGAATGAGTATCCTTAACGGATCCCAACGGGGCATTTTCGGCATTGGTGGCATTTTCCAATCAAAATCCCAGTCAAACTTTATCGGCCACGGGATTGCTGGTATACAAGACGCATAACTACAAAATAATGCCGCGAAATCAAACTTATCTAGAAACTCCTGATAAAGCTCTTCTAAGGTACAAAGGTCTTCTTTCGGGATCGGATCAATAATACTATATGTCTTTCCCTTTTCGAACCTTATCATCCCGTCCCTGAATAGTGTTGATTTTGGATTCTTGCCGTCTAAATTCCAGTCTTCGTTTGCCTTGTCTTGCCATCTCTTTATGGGTCCAAAAAATTTTGCCTCCGATGGTAAATTAATTTGCGATTTTGCATTAGCCTTCAGTATTATTACATACGGAGTTGTGAATTGTTGGATAACCTCAAACATATTCTCTCTCGGTGCTCCCAGAAGCTCTTCAAAATCCTCTAAACATATTCTTGCGTCCTCAATTGCCGCCTTATATAAATCGTCCAAATTCATCAAATAATTCATTGTTCGTGGATTATTCCACGGATGTTTCTTGTGCATATTTTTTGTGGCTCGCTGAAGAATCTTTTGCACTTCAAATTCTCCAGGCTTCTTATATGTGATCATGACAGGAACTACACCGGCACGATCCTCAACCGTCTTAAGCGGTTTTTTAGAGACCTTTCTCTCCATCAATACCTCTTCAAAAGTAATCTCTATCTCGTCACCCATCTTTGGGTTGGAGTATCCGTTAGCTCTTAGGATTGTTTTAAGGGCAGTGAAAGCCTCCTTAAGATTATCGGCTTCCTTCTTAAAATCAATTTGAGGGCGCATGCGGCCGCCTTTAATCCTCCACGTCCAAAGGTCCGCGCTATATTTCAAAAACAGATCTCTTATTTTCTCAATTTTGTCTTCCATATACCTTGGTTCATATGTGACCGTCGATGGAAGGCTTTCCCTTCTTATATCCATCGATGCCAATGCTGCCTGAAATGCTCTTTCCTGCTTCCTACTGACTCTGTCTCCGAATCCACTCAATTGCTTGAGAGCTTCCGCCTCTGCGTCGCGAGCGTACTTTTTTGCCATCCCGAAAGCTGCTCCGACGCCCTTCTTTACTGCTTCGGTTTTGTTTTCTGACACCCAATCAATGCCCTCTGTTACTGCCTTTCCTGCGTTATTAACTGCATCGATGGCGTCGTTTGCTCTATCGTGGGCGGCCGAAGCTAGCTCTTCAGCCATTTCATCAGCTGCAGAAACCGCTTCAATAATCCGCTTACCAGTTTCTCTTATTTCCCCAATTAGTGCCCCAAGAGTCATAGCTTGAGTTGGCCCAGGAGGATAAGTAACTTGGTCTAGCATCTTCTTGTTGACTCTTATTGTAAACTTAAATTTTGAATTTGGTCTCCTAGTTGGGCTATGAATTTTGTGGATAGAGGCAAATATAGTCCATGCGCCTTCTTTCAAATCCTGACCAAATAAAACGTCTACAGGTGTGTCTTGACCCGCCAAAGCCACGTTTACAGCCAACGGTTGTTGCTTTATCGTTAACGTATATTCTTTGTCTTTCGGAATAGCCGTTGTTTCTATTCTATTCTGGTAATATAACACAGGCGCATAAACATTGTGAGACGACTTGCTCCCCTTCACTACCCAAGAAGTGTATTTCCCATAATGGTCAAAGATCTTCTCTGTCCCTTCTCGCAAAGCAATCTCGGACTGCTTTCTTAAGAAGTTCTCGTAAGATCCTTCACGAGTGGAATTGATATCTCTTCTGGTTGCGTTAGAGAACCATGTACAGTAATAGTAATCAGGATCCTCCCACGGATCAGACTTAACGTCTCCGGGCTCTCGCTCTCCCAATATTGCTAGAGGGTCAGCGGCTGTTCCCCTAATCGACCCTTGAATGTCTCCTAGTTCATCTAAAACCTCTGCAACCGCAGATGCTAGCCCCTGTCTCTTCATAATAATGTAGGATAAAGTGTCTACTCTCCCGCGTTGAGTGACCCACAACGGTGACTCAACAAAGTGCGGGTCATGAAAATCCGTAGTATATTCACCCTCGTCTTGTTCTAGTCCCAGAATATCCTTGCTGTTGTCCTGTTGCCACTTCTGTAATCTCTTCTTTGTTTCCTCATCGAAGATGTCGCCGGATGAAAACGGTAATCCCAAGAATTTTTTGATAACTAAAACTTGAATACTTTTATCGTTCTTTTTAATCGGCAGTTTAAATTCTAGACTTCTCTGTTTAGAATCAACAATGATGAATCTCTTTGTTGCTAATATTGATTCTTCCTTATTTAATATTTCTTGTATCTCTCGGTCTGATTCGGCATAAAGACCTTGAAGTTGTTCTTGCAGCCGCTCTCCTAAAATTCTATGTGGTTCGACCAGGGCACGCTGTTCTTCCACTTTGGAAATTATGCTGGCGCGTGCCTCACCGTCGGGTTCTCTATTCGCCCTAGATACAATGTTGTCCAGTTTTCCGATGATCTCACGAACCTTCTTCAATATTCCGGCTTCAAGAGGGTCATCTGCCATAGATAACTCGTCGAGTTCAATAATCAATACATCAATATCTATTAATTCCTCTTCCAGTCTGGCCATCACTACATCGTTTCTATGAGCCTGACTCGTAGCTAGCGAAGGAACACGGATTCTATTTTCCGGAATGAAGGTTTTGGATGTTTGCTGAGAGCCGGTATATCGATTCGGTTCTTCATATACGACATTAATTGATTCAACATGATCCCACGCCTCACTTATCGGAGATCGCCTAATGGTTATCATGGATATTCCGTAAGCAGCATACTCGGGACTAATTTGACGAGCTGTTTGTCCTCCGTCTAAATCAGCCTGTGACTCGTTATAATAGTGAATCAACCTTTCAATTTCTGCTTCTTGTGGCCACCTCACCAATTCGCCTGGTTGTGTGCCACCTGTGCTGCCTTCTGGTGCCCTGTAATCTACCTCATCGTATTCTTCTACGTAGTTTGCTTCCGGGATGCCTTCTCCAGAATTAAATATCTCGGTGATGTTCGCCCACCTATCCGTTATTTCCTCCGATATTAATCCGGTGATGGCAGCACGGGCGGGGGCAAGAGCCCGAGCGTCTTGGAAACTATATTGTATTATTGTCTCTGGTCTTTGGGGGTTCCCCAGGGTAACGCTTAAAATCTCTACACCATATCTATTTCTAATCGCATCGGCTTCTCTATCTCGACGGGCGTCTACGCCCGGGGTGGTCCTTATTATATTTTCCCTTAATGAGGTCAAATCAACCAGAAGAACATCTGCTTCTCCTAGGCGTTGTCGTATTTCAGACCCTAAGTCGGTTTCAAGATCCGGAGTCGCAGGTCTCTGTTCTTCTTCTCTTTCTGCAACTGCAGCTTCAATATGTTCCGTTGGAGGGTCAGAGTGAATCTCTCTTTCCACTGTGTTAAGAGAATCGTGGAATGCACGAAGTTCAGTAACCGAAGAATTAACTCCACCATAAACGTTACTAGTGGAATAACTTTTAACAACAATCGGGGGTTGACGACGCACTTGACCGGTCACCTGATTGATAATAGGGTCGGGAGAATACACAAATTCCGTTTCCAACACTAAGCGAAGACCATCTGCGCCTGGAAATGCTGGGTTTTCTGGCAAGATGTCAACATAATCGTGTCTCTGTAAAGGATAATTCCGGTCGTCATCAAATTGCTGATGGGAAAAGTGGGTAAGTCTTTGCTCTTCGGACGGAATACCGTCTTCCAACATAAACCCTTCTCTTCCCAATAAGCTAAATTGTCTTACAAAATTTGCTTCTTGCTCTTGTCTTGTATAACTCATATTTTTATCTTCCAAAAATTAATTAACATTATTCCACTTACTCTTTATGCGCTTTGCTCCATTGGGACGTAAATAATTTTGACGCCATCGTGTAATATCCCACTTCCCAGCACCGTTAGAAAATGTGTCAACACTTGCCAATTTAGTTATCTGCGGTGGTATGAAGAAAGCTGGACCCGGTGCCGGGGTTGTGGGTAAACCAAAAAATGGAGAGAGATGAACGTGGGAACTCAACAATACGTTCGTTATGGCTAAATTTTCGATAATAGACTGAACCGCCCCAACCGTCTCACTGACTATCACTCCCAAGTCAAAAAGACAATCAGCCATATTATCTCCCAGAACCATTGGCTGCAGCCCTGAGCCTGGCCATTTACCGTTTCCTGCTATTATATCTACTCCGCGACGAATGGTCATCTGACCACCTTGAGAATTATATCCGTCAACTCCCGTAACCAATTTAATGCCCTCTCTTGCTATCACTCTTATCCCGTCTGCCTTAAGGGCAATGGCAGATCTTGGATTAGTGTCCTTCCTATTTGGTTTCTCTTCATTGTTCCCAATTGACCCGCGATTTAATTTAAAGTTTTGGTCAACAAGAGTTTTCTGACTAAGATATATTCTAGCCGCGTCCATCGACGGGATCCTATTCCCACTTTCATCATGGGGGTTATAGGCAACATTGAAAATTGGATCCACATAGACCAAATTTCCTTTTTTATCCACCGTCTTTGGGGTCGGACTCATACGACCGGCAACAATGTCTATTGCTGCGCACTGAGTGTTTCCTTTCCCTCCAAATCCGCTTTTCAAACTATCTGTCCTATCTCTTCCTAGAACAATCCAAGAATTATACCTGTTTTTAAGCACGACATCCACCGGGGCTTTCCGGTATGTCGGGACAGGGTCCAACAAGTGGTCACCATAAGCCCCTTGATTTGATGCCTTTAGTGATTTTGGTAGTTTATCATAATTTTCTTTTTCTTTTTTTGTTAATCCAGACCTCTGTATTGCTCTTTTTACTTTTGGAACAACCGGCTTTAGTTCTATTCCCTCATCGTGGGGTGTCTCCTCTGCCACCGTTTCTGAAACGTCGGTGCCTTTATCTGCCCTGACGGGCTCATTTGCATCCACCTTTGCCTGAACCGGATCACATTTATCGCCGTCAGCAGGAAGAGGTTTGTCCCCGAGATGATAGGTATTCCCTCGGACGTTCACCATTCTTTCTTCTATGTTTTCTTTTAATGCTTTTTCCTTATCTTCTTTGCACTTGGCACGCTTGGCCTCTTCTTGGGCGTTAGGAACATTCGCTTGCCCCGCAGGAGGAGCAGAAAAGTCGCTGCCAACTACAAGAAAATCCCTAGCAAGACGGTCGCCATATAATCGCAGTTGAGATGCCTTTTGCTCAGTGGTGGCATCCGGAGAAATCCTAAATTCCGGGAGTTCCAACCGAACCTGCGGAAGGCTCTCCACTTCCACCTCTTTTGATGCCTTTGCCTTTGCTAGAGATTCTGCATCGGCGAGAGCAAGATCCATCTCCGCAAGTGTTATCTCCATCTCGCCTTCCGTACTCGTTGGTGGAGTACCAATTTTGTCTGGATTTATATCGCGATCTACAACTGTATGACCTTCTAGAACAATTGTGCCGTCCTTCTTTGTTACCGGCGTCGGTTTTGTTAAGTCTCCCCTTTGTTGCAATATTTCATCAAGAGTTTTCCCGTCCTCTAAGGAAGGTGGTGGCTCTTCATTAGTTGGTGGAGGTGGCGGTCTTTCGTCCGTGCCGGAAATTCCCTCTGTTGTAAATTCAAAGTCTCTGTATTCCTTCGTTAACCAGTCCTTTGCGACATCAACCCCTTTACTATTCGGAGCGTGTTCGATAACCTTTTGTCTTAAAATAGCACCGTTTACACTATCAAATACTACAACTTTGATATTTGCATTTTTCTCATTTTTTATATGGGCTTTTACAATTGCTACCATGTTTATAATCTCGTCTTTATGATACTATCTTCTTGCTTTTAGTCTTCCAGGTGCTTCCTACATAATATGTTCTAGAGAAGATTTCGTGATTCTTGGCACCGGCACCCCATTTTTCGTTTAAGATCTGTTTACTGGAATATAACTTCAACGCATCTTCTAAAAACGTTGTTTTCATTTCCACTAACCCAACGTTGGATTGAAAGTGCCACCACTCCATGCCTCCGAATTCTGCGCCCTTCATTGTATGCTGCCTAGAATAAATTCCAGTAAACCCGTGTTTTGCAGCTAATTCTGTAAAATTAAACATTCTCTTTTTAATCTTTTGACGGCTCATACTGGTTTTGCCTCCGCCAAGTTTTTTGCAAAACCACGCTATTATTTCAACTTCTGGCACACTAATAGTTGCCCCGGGACTTGTTTCATCCGCAACACACCAAATATTCCAAGCTTGTCGCCTTACTCGAATTTTATCATTATTGCCCCAAGCACTTTGTGCAAAATACGGGTCGTTACTGGTTTGAAAACAACTGTAAGGTGACATGTCAAATGCTCTCCCTAACTTATGATGAGAAAAGAGAGCAGCATTTCTGGTCTTCGCCGGATCTGCCAAATGTCGCTTCCCCCCTGCACTAGTTATAATACCTCCCCTGGCATGAACTTCTTTATAGAGAGCTTCATAATGTTTTGACACATCTGTTCTCAACGAGGTATAATCTTTTCCGACTTTCGCCCTTTTCTTGTTCCCCCTTGGATAAAATTTATCAGCTGGAGGTTTTTCCCATTTACTTCGTTCCCCTGTGTCATCAAATTTTAAATCTGATGGCACCGTCGCACGCCCATCCGGTGAGTTATATGCTGCAGCTGCTCCGGAAGCACCTCCACTATTATCATGAACGCCCGTTGTCGGAGCCTGAGAATGTGGCGTGGGATTGTTTGTTTTATAAAATATTCCGAACATTGATAACTCTTTGTCTGTTATTTCGACCATGCATGGTTGGCCCTGCCAAGTTGCGGCATCTTTACTTTCGCCAAAGGTATAAAATCTCGGAAAATCTCGCAGCCTATCTTCATCATTATCGTCTTTCGGCAACATTAAAGAAGAAGCTCTTCCTCCCGTTGGAGCAGCATAAACTAATAGAATATTTTTCTTTTTTCCCAACTCGGAAGGCGTTAATCCAGAAGCACTCTGTGCTGCTTGAATAATCGGGTCTCTTACGTCCTCAAGTGCAACTTCTACAACTTTTAGAACTATTGCCGAGCGACGACCTGTGATGCCGTCATCTAGTCTTTTCGGGGTTAAATAATCTAAAGATCCTTCGACCGCCATTTTTATCACATCTAAATCATTTGCTAGGCCGGCGTGATCTGGACCAGAAATGGTCTTCTGTTTCGGATTCTTGTGCGGACCGTGAACTCCGTAATCTGGGTTGAGAAAATTTTCGTCGGGATCAGGCATCTTCTTTTTTCCCGGAAACTTTTTCTTGTTCTTGGATTAGGTCAAATAAATTATCTTTTTCTTCTTCAGATATTTTTTCATCAGCTGCTGTTCTTCTGTGCATTAGTGCTGCCAACTTAACCAACTGCTCATTTGATCTTTGTAGTGTCTCCACATATTTAGCAGCGATAATACCGGCTTCTTTGTGCCGGTCTTCTGATACCATCATATATTTCATTAGATGGGTTAAAAGAGTTTTTGTTACCGCTCTGTCTTCGCTTATGTTGCCAAGAGATTTTTCAATAAATTCTTGTAATTTAAGTTCGCTCATAGTACTAATAAGTAGATATTAAAGACAAATTATTTCTTTTCATATTCTCCCCGGTCCCACTTGAGCTTAAAGATTCTATATTTTAAACGAAGTTTATTTAAATTATTGACAATTTGCTTTGTGTTGAGACCGGTTATTTCTCTGAGGTATAGATATATTGCTTTTTTATTGAAGATCTCTATTTGGTCGGCACTTGTTAGCAGCACCTTTACTGCTTCCACGACCTTCCTTTCGTTTTCCTTAAGATCTACTCTGTGCCATCGGTCGACCTCAAACAACAAAGATTGCCAGAATTCGGCTTGTTCTCTTGTGTTGATATATACTTCTTCATTAGTTATAAGATCTTCGTGAATCGACTCTTTTACTAGATCTTCATAGCTAACTTCTTTTTTGTTTTTAGCTGAATTCTTTTTTAGCTTATGGATAAACCAGTGCTTTGTAACAACACTAAAATAGGAGAACGCTTTAGACCCCTTTGTCGGATCGTATTTATCCAATATTGTGGTAAGCCAAATTTTACACTCTTCCTTGAGAGGATCTATATTTGGTAACGTAGTAAACTTATAAGTATAAGTTATTTTCTCGACCATTTCATGAAATGCAGGTTGTATATAGTCGATATACAAACGTGTTCTAATTTTGTTATCATTAGTTTTTGCATATTCTACAATGGCATTTTCATGAACTTTGGTAAAATAATAATTTTTAGTTCGTGCGCGGCGTTTCTGCTTTCTCTTCGTAGTCTCCAAAACCTATATCCTCTTCTAATTCTGTATCGTCTATAACAAGAGCGTAAATATCCTCATGTTTGTCTAGTTCTTCTAGAATGACTTTTGTGTGATCCATCAAAGATCGCAAGGAAGTGTCTCCATAAAACATTTCAGACTCATGTAGAGTCTCAACATGAGCCTGGAATACGGTAAACCCTTCTTGTAAAGAATTCATGTTGCTTGCCACCACCAACAATCTTCTGGCACACCGAATAGCATAAGGCACTATAATGATGTTCACCACAAGAGAAAGGATCAATATAATATTTAATAATTCCATCTTATTTATATTCCACCTTTGAAGATTTTTTATCATTACGCAAATCTAAAGACGCATCTTTAATATATTGCTTCACGATATCTCCAGTCTTCGCCGCCTTCTCTACCACCTTGTCCCCAATAGGTGCCGGTATTCTAGTTACCTCTTTCTCAGAATTGCACAATAAACACTCTTCTTGAATGTGGCTCATAGAGTGTGCCACTTCAAAAATTTCTTCGCATTCTTCACACCTATAGACGTACCTGGGCACTAATCGCTTCCAACCGTACTTGTTGTTTCGTTGTCAAATATTTCTAACTCTTCCTCTGTCTCGTCGAACAAAGTCTCAGATTCAAAGTGGACCGCTGGTGGGTTCGTCACCACTAATTCCTCGTTTTGATTTATTTGAAAATCGAATTCTCTTAGGATGGGAACAATATCCACCTGCTCCATAAGAGATTTTTGTAGGGCCATCATTACAGCACCCAATGCTTGATCAGAAATTTTCATTTTATTCCTCCTTGTCAATTTCTTTTACTACTGCACGACCAATGAGATTTTCCCAATCCCTTTCCGGTCGTACCTCTAGATTTGTTTGCCATGCAGCCTTAACCACATTAGCGTTAACTCCGCAATCGTCTGCAAAAGAAATAAACGCATTTATGTCTTTTGGAAAACAACTCCCACCGAATCCCAGTCTACCATCAGGTCCGGGCACGTTCAAGTGTGAGTCGCCGACCCGGCCGTCAGCAGCGAAGCCAGCCAAAGCATCGTTCCAATTAACTCTGGCTTTTTGGCATATTAATTTCATTTCGTTTGCGAATGCAACCTTCACGGAGAAGAATACGTTATTAAAATATTTTACAAACTCTGCTGTGTTGTAATCCATCTCCATAATGTTGCAATGCTTAAATCTTAATCTGTACAATTTTGCTACTTTTTCAGTATTTTCTGGAAGACCTCCGAGAACAATTCTTGCTTGATTTAAGAAATCATATTTGGCATGCCTCTCTGTCAAAAATTCGGGATTAAAAACTAAATTTAGATTTTTAAACTCTTCGGAGAATGCCTCTGTAGTCCCAGGTATAACAGTCGATTTGATGACGACAACATTGTCGTTGCGTGTGCTGACGCGAGATATATTGTTCAAAACAGACCGAACAATACTCAAACTTATTGATCCGTCCTTATTCATCGGTGTGGGCACGGATACAAAAACCACATCTGATCCGTTGACAGTCTCTTCAAGAGTATTCATGCTACGTAAAGGATCGATATCGTATATGTGCACAGGTAGAACCGGGACAAACCCAAACCCTATTGCTTGCCCGACGAACCCGTTGCCGATGACGCCCACTGCTTTAATCTTGCTCATTTAAAATCCCCGTAAAACACTCTGCTATTCCTCTTGTTATGTCTACTTCTGGTGCCCATCCTAGATCCATAAGTGGTCGCACATTCGCCTTAGTTAGCCTCACATCACCAGGACGATCTTCTATGTAATCAAATTTTAAGTCCGGTAAAGACTTCAGTACCAGTTCTTTCATCTCGTTTAGCGAAATATTATTACCAGTGCCAACATCATAAACATTCCCACTGACTTTTTTTATGTTCTCCATGCAAAATATATTAGCAGAAACAACATCGGAAACATGCGCCATGTCTCTACGCTGATTTCCGTCGCCGGTTATATAAGGCGTTGTCCCCTCTTTGATATATCTTCTCCAGTTTGCAACGCACGTGGCATACGGTCCGTCCGCGATTTGGTCCACAGAGTAAACATTGAAATATCTAAGAGCGACTGTGTCGACCCCATAGAGCTTGCTGTATAGCAATGTTTCTAACTCTCCCACATACTTCGACAACGCATAAGGACTCTCGGGACCTTCACCATTGCCCACCACAGAAGAAGAGCTGGAATACACAACTTTTGCCCCTACTTTCTTGGCAAATTCCAGAACCAAAGAAGTGGAGTGAACGTTGTTGTGCATAACCTCTACAGGGTTTTCAATGCTGTATACAACTCTTGGTATGGCAGCTAAATGAAAAATTACATCCGGATTAAATCTAAAATGTTTTTCCTGAAAACCGTCCAATATATCTTCACCAATTTTCAAATCTATTCCCATGACGCTGTGTCCTAGAGAGTTTAGCTTCCAAAATAAATGATTGCCGATATATCCTTTATGTCCGGTCACTAATAGGTTCACTAAATGTACCCCGCCTTTTTTAGTTCCTCATTAAAGATATTAAATTGGTCATCAGTGCAAAGATCCTTATATGCTTCTAGATTCTTTCCTATTGAAACTTCCGAAAGCTTTCTTTTTCCATAATCACTTTCTTGCTTCCCGGCGCGGCCGGTGACGGAAACATTCCAATCATATATCCAATCTTTGACGAAGTCAGGATAGTCTGAAAAATGAGCACTTCGTTCTAGTCCGAAAACATTCATCATATTTTCCTGAATATTGTTTGGAAACCTTATTATGTCTTCGTACTTAATCTCCATGTCTATGATGTCAGAATATTGCTCTCTCTGTATCATCGATGATATCCATCTTTCTGGTTTGACATACTCGCCATCCGATAAAACAACATCTCTTCCATCTCGGACTACGTTTATAATCCCTATATCGTTCTGTCTTACCCACCTAAGCTGGTCCTCAAATTCTGGAGCGGGAACGTTGCTCAGGATAAACGGTGGTAGTCTCTTTCCTATCAAGAATTTTTTATCTGTCTCCGTGTTCAGAAACTCGTTTAGTGTCAACTCGTGACCGTTAAACCCCGTCCTGTACAAAATCTCGGCATTTTTAAATGCAAAACACATTCTCAACAAGAGAGTAGTGCCAGACTTTGCACATCCGGTTATGAATATTCTCTTTGCCATTATACTTCCCAGGTCTTATATTCCGGTTGTTTTGTTTTGTTGGTGTTATGCATTCTATATCTATAGAACGGAATCTTTAGATGATGAATCTTGTAGTCGTCACCTAGCCTCTTCTTTAACTCTTCTTCTTCTCGATGTCTCATTTTGGGATTGTATCCTCCAAGAGATAAAAACAGATCTCTACGATACATTATACCACAAGATATGTTTTCATTTTCAGCATATTTTCTTTCAATGGTATTTTCGTATTCGTCAACCATCAAATAATCAGAAGAAACACAAAATGCGTCATGATTGGACTCTAAATACTTTTTCATAATATAGGACATATCTTTGTTTATGTAGTCGTCAGCATCAACACGAAAAAAGAATTGACCCCTAGCATTCTCAATTCCCAAATTTGCTGCAGCTGCGACGCCTGAATTCTTTGGTGTCTTGAACAGCCTTACGTGCTCTGCGAAAGGTCTTATCATATCGAAGGAATTGTCGGTACTGCAATCATCGACTACAATAACTTCATATATTGCCCTTTCTTGTTTCAGGCAACTCCTCAAGCATCGCGAAATAAATTTTCCATAGTTATAGTTTGTTATAATTATCGATATATCTGGTACCATCATTTGCTCCTTAATATCTCTAGTTCTTTAATTAGATCCTTGAATTGCTTAAGAGATTTTTGGTCAAAGGATCCTAAATGACCACCTTCAAATTTTGATTGTGCCAGAGGATCTTCACTGTAGTGCTTTTCTAGAATTTTTGCGCCCCTAAAGTAAGCCTGTAGGGCGGCTGCTGATCCGATTGCGTGGTCACTATATCCGTGATAAGAATATCTTGTAAATTCTTCCGGCATTGCCTTTAATGCTGGGTCGTGTAAGAATGTCGGATACTTAGACACACAAAATAGATAGCTTATTTTTTCTCCTAGTCCATATGGCCATTCTCCCTTAGCGCAATGACCAGTCGATATAATTGTGGGCTTGTTCTCTCTCAATATTGCCTTACACAATTCAGGGTCCTGCTTCGCTGTTCTTGATGATATCTTGTATCTCTTAATACCCAACGATTTTATCCAGTCGAATCTTTCCATATCAAAAGGAGTTGCCATTAGAGGGATCCCAAGATTCACGCAGAAATCATTAAGACTTGCAAAAGTTTCAAAATCAATATCTCTATACTTCTTCTCTGTGCTTCCAAAGAACTTTTCAGAGTCCATCAATTGAACTTTAACCACGTCTGCGCCAGCAGTCCAAGCATTCAAGCTCATCCTTTTTAATTCGCTTAAAGATCCGTGGTGTTGGTTACAAAGATCAACTATTATTTCCATTTAAATATTCCTTTAGCACGTGTGGTGTTTTATATCTTATCTCTAGCATTATACCATAATCCATATCTTTATTTTGATAAAGTTTGCCTCGGTTACCATATTGGCTAAGAGGGTGTGCCTCAACAGAGTCATCTAATATATTATACACACTTTCTTCTAAAATGTCAAATCCAGTAGCACAAGTTTTCATAAATATATCATCCGGAGAGTCTGTTACTTTCAGATCTTTTGTTATTGCTTGTGATATAATATCCCCTCCGTCTATCGAAGAATCTATATAATGCAAAGTCGCGCCAAGTAATTCAGGTCTACGCTCATACAGAGCCCAATAAGGACTGTCGACGCCACGATGATGTTGCACTAATCCCGTATGTATGTTTATACATCCTCTTCTTGGTATTCTAAATATGTTTTCTTTTAAGAGAGGTGCCCCAAAAACAAAACAAACTTCCGGGCGGACATCCGTAATCAATTCTGCCATTCTTTTAGAGTTTAATTGCACAGGCGTGCATTCCACGATGTTCACCCTAATGGGATCCTTTTTCCCCCCAAATGCTAATTGCTCTGAACAATAAAACTGAGAGTTTCCCTTTTTCTTTTCCACGACAATAACAAGGGACAAGTTTACTTTTTTCTGAAGCCTGTTTATAAACTCCCTATGCCTGGGTTGATTAGATGTTATCGCGATATAGCTCATATCTTTATCGGTGCCTTTCCAATTCTAGTAAAAGCCTCACCTCTTCTTGCGCCTATTGAATATCCACGGACCTTTGACAAGCCCTCGATGTACTCCATTATTCCCGGCAATATGCCAGACTGAGAAAGATATTCTTCCATTGCCAACCATTTCCATTCATAAGTGTCCGTAATATCAACAACAATATCCGGATTTGAATGTGGGTCCGTAATTTCAAAAGACCACAAGTCCTTTATCGTGTGGACTTCTCCTAATTCTTCTAGAATGTTCTCCGAAGCCTTCCAGCATGCTTCCTCAACTATTGCAGAAGTCCTCTTATGGTCGCGATGCTTACACACACTATTGTGCGTTACAACTAACTCAGGTTTTATTTCTCTTATTTTCTGTATGACTTTGTGAAAAGTAGATTGGCGATTAACCACTTTTTGACATGGTATACTTAAGTTGTGGAGACGATATACTCCTAGTATCTTTGCTGCCTTTTCGGATTCTTCCATTCTTGTCTTTACGATGTTTTCACCATCGGTGCTCTGTTCAACTCCCGTATCCCCGTTTGTCATAAAGCATACATGAATCTGACAACCTTTGTCCGCCCATTTTCTAATGGTGCCTCCACATCCGATTGTTTCATCGTCATGGTGGGCCGCGAATATCAATACTCTTTTAGGTGTTTTTATCATTTTTATTACCCCTCTTCTCTATAAATTTAACATCTTCAATTGTATGAACATCGTGAACATCACAAATAAATGCTCCAGTTTTCGTACTCAAGTCCCTCTGATAAACATACCAATTCTTCATTATTCTAAATGCCGCGTTCATCATCAACTCGCCATCAACACTCATCAACTCATTTCTATCGTTAATAATGAATGCCTCAATGGCGTTATCTAGCGTTTCTCCTGTAATTTCTGGGGAGTTTGCCTGAAGGGACACAACAATCTCTGGTTTGAAGTGCCTTCTCTCTATAAAGCTAGCTGCATCTCTGATGGCTTCCATCTTGTATACGTGATCTTGTGCATGCCTCGGATCCCTATCATGAACCTTGGCACCACACTCTAGTGCGATATTTTTTATCTCTTCGTCTTCAGTGGTGACCCACACATCAGTAATATGTTCACTTTCCTTTGCTGCCTTGATTGCCCAATATAACATTGGCTTGCCCCAAATAGGATATATGTTTTTACGCTCTAGTCTTTTCGAACCGCCGCGAGCGGGGATTATTGCAACAACTTTGGGTTTTTTGGCTTCGACCATATCTGCCAGTCCTATCATGAGTCCTTCTATCATAACGTTTTATAATAACACATCAAGTATTCTTTTGCAAGAATCTTTATGATCAAAAAGGTGATTCTGTCTCGCCTTCCTGAATTCTTCCTTAAGGTCTGCAGATGTTAAATATTTAATGGCCGCTTGGAGTTGTCCTTCGGTAAAATCAGTTTTCAACTGAATGCAATAATTATAATTATACAAGTAATCATGCGTCACCCTAAACTTCTTTTTGTTTCCGTTTCTCACGCTCGGCTTAATATCAAAGTTTATAAGCGGAACATTGTGCATCACACATTCTTCTATAGTGGTTGATCCAAAATTAATGACAAGCTTAGAGGTTTCTAAAAGTTCTTGTGTAGTGTGAGGAAACCATGATCGATCTTCTAGGTGGCGACCACCATTTTTCTTTAGCATCTCTTTGTGTTTTCTTGGAATAGGGTCTTTGCCTCTGGTTTTAGCCAAAACTCTGAATCCTGATTTCAGCAAGAATTTCAAGAGTTTCTCCATGTTGATTCTGCCCAAATCTCTATTTTTTGGCCAGACCAAAAGAACATTGTTTGTATCTTGTAGTTTGTTGTTTTTAAGTGCCTCTTCTTCGGTGAAAGAAGCATCATATTTCGGAATACCGAGATAAAGGTTATTCCCTTCAGTACATCTATAATATTTTGCACAAAACTCGCTAGGCATAAGAATATAGTCTGCCACTTCTTTATAAAAGTTGTTATAACTTTCTACAAAATCTGTCTGATAAGTGCATACAACTTTTTTTGTACTAGGAGTTTTTTTTAGAATTTCGATCCCCCATCTGTTTTCGCTGGAAAATAAAACTCCTGTACATTTCTTAGCCTCTCCGAATGGTCTGATTTCAATGTTGTGCTTTTTGGCCAAATCTTTTATTTTATCCATATAGAGAAGTGGACAATTATATTTCTGTGAAGATGCAATATAAAAGACAGATTTCAACCCCCTGTTGTTGCCTTCCAGCACGAGAGGCATCCAATACCTAAGATGGGTCATCTCCCTGAGAATGAATCCAATCTCACTCACGTCTCAACCCTTCTAGGAACTCTTGGATTAACTTATCGAAGATCTTTCGGTCTTTGTCTTCCAAATAACCCTCTTCCAAATAGTATTTTATCAAACCATCGCCAAACAGTGAGGAAAATTTCTTGCACACTTCAGCCTGATCAGGTTTTACTTTCCACTTGTTCAAAAAGGAAGAGTCTTCTTTCCTAATATAATTGTATTCTCCTGGGCCCAAACACGGGCCATGTCGATGGCAACATAAGACCTCTTCGAATCTTTCGCCGCGGACGTGTACTTCTTTTCTTATTACTTTTTCAGTCCCACAAACATTGCATTTATCTAGAACTTTCAAATCCTCATTTTTTACAACAGGGACATCCAAACATTTAAAGATTCTTTCTAGTTCGAAATCAATATCGTTGAAAAAATGTTCAAAACTTATTATATGATCTGTTCCCGATCTAAACGTTTGAGCCAATTCAAATAGCGAAGACATGAATGTATTCTTAAACCACTCAAACACCCTGTCATCCGAAACTGTCTTACCATATCTTCTTTCTCCATATTCTTTCCATTTCTTTATCCAAGTATAGTAAAAAGAAACAGGATTTCTGAAAATGTACAATATGGGAATATCCGGATGAAAAGTTCTATGGTAATTTATCATTTTGAGTGGTGGCTTGTTGAGGATAATCCACTTACTTTCTTGAGAATTGATTTTCTTTATAGGAAACAATTGTTCGTCTCGGAATGAAGGCATCTCACCTTGAGACAAATATCTCTTTAAATCACCCTTAGTTGATCCGCCCTGGCTGCGGAAGGCACCCTCAGTAAGAGTAACTAAATTCTTGTGCCCTTGCAATTTGTGCAAAACAAGATGAGACCCTATGCCGCCGGATGCCGTTATTAATGCTGCTATCTTTGGTTTCACCCTATAGTCCCCTCTATAATCTTAATGTATTTTGTGTAAAATGAGGCGTGATCCGATACCGCCACTGGCTGTTATTAGTGCAGAAAACTTAAATTTGTTCATTTAGTTAAATCCTTTTCAAATAAATCAAAGTATTGGTTCAGACAAGACTCCCAATCTGTTGGTTGCATCTTATTTTGTTTATATTTTTTCGAAGTAATTATCGACAACAACTCTTCTATATCTTTAAAGACCATGTCCTCTCCTGCAAATTCAATACAGCCGCCGCCTTCGGCGTGCACATAAGTTGGTATTTTACAAGCTAAGCTTTCTAGTATATGGTTCGGTCCAGGGTCGAATCGAGATGCACTAATATATAAATCATATTTTCCAAGTTCTTTTCCTAGCTCTTCTCCGAAAATTGGCGGCACAACCTTGGTGTTCTTAAAGGTCCCTATCTCTCTACCAATATAGGTGAAAGTAAAGTTTTCATTTTCACCTACAAACTTGTCTATCTCATTGTAAAAATCGAAACCTTTCATAAAATTATCCGACCAATGATGAGTTACGATGTTAATTTTGCCATTATTAATTTTTTCTCGTTTTTGAAATATGTCCAGATCTACACCGTTGTAAATGGCTGAGTAATTTTTGCATTTCCACCCTTTTGTTAAATGATAGTTTTGCATCCAATTGGACACGAACACAGTATAGTCTAGCCACTCACTACAAGATAATAAAAGAGCATCCATAAAGTCAGTATTCTTTCTAGCATCGCATTCATTAATTCTTTGTACTAGTTTTGTATTTTTGCAAAATTTACGATAATGAATCGCTTCATTGATCCCTATTCCAACAATTGCGCTTGGCCGAGGGTCTTGTAAGAATATTAAATCTATATTATCCTCAAAAGTATTCGTTATCTTGTGACCCCGGCTTGTACCGATTTCATAAAAAGCTTTAACAAATTTATTCCCCCCTCCCCATGGGCCATTCACTACTTGTCTATTAATCAGAATCTTCATAGGCGTGGATATCAACAAACTGGAACACCATTAACGTTTTGTGGATTTTCTGGTTTTATCCAATTGCCTTGAGAGTCTATTGGCAAATTCCAACCCAGGGCCTCGGAAACATCCTCTATGGACACTGGAATTTCGTTATTCTTGTGTTTTTCCAACAATTCTTGATATTCATGGATCTTATAATACTTTATTTTCTCATCATCACCGGGTGGGGCCCAATAATCACCGTATCTAGTCATTCCTCTGATTCTTGCGTTCTCTCCCTTTTCGTTGAAGATGCCAACCGAAACAGGGATTATCGGGGCACTATAAAAGACAGTCATTGAATTTTCTCTCAATAATCTTTCTGCTTTTTTCAACATCTTTGTCTCGGAATCTTCACCACCCTCGTGAGACAAATTGTCTACATCCCAAGGATAAATCAAATCTAACAACTTCTTTGTGACCATACAATTCATTGCGCCCATTACGGGATTTCGATTATAGTGATACAGGAATTTAAAATCACTACTACCCAGGGCATTTGAGTATGTACCTGACGCGTTCCTAACCCTTCTCTGAGCGTCGAAAGAGATACACCCAGTAGTGTCTTCGTAGTTTTCAAAAAAATCAACATATTCTTTTAACCAACCACCCTTGATGATAAATTGAAAATCTGCCGGAATAGGGGCAATATATTTGCCAGTTGCATTTTCAGATACAATATTTAGTGCCTTTGCATACTCGTTTGATGGGTCTCTTTGCTTCTGTCTAAAAACTCGAAACCCCCTCTCCCTCAAGTCTTCTAAATATTCATCTGTGCCGTCTTCTGTAGATGCATTGTCAACAACTATAATTTCCTTATTTGTGTAATCTTCGGTGCACTGCAAGAACGATTCCAAGCAACTCCTCAAATAATGTAACCTATTACAATTAATAAATGCAAAGGTTACTTTTGGCATTGTTTCCGACATATCAGCCTTCCTCCTCGGGATTCTCAGCTTCTATTTCGTTTATGTCGATGGCTTCGCCAGTGGTCGGGTTATAAAAGTTTAATTCGCCGGATCTATATATGAGAATTGGCTCTCTGCCAGGACAAACAGCGTCGGTCGATACCCATTCCGGGTTATTCTCTAAAAATTCGTCAATGGCAGGTTTGGTGCCTTTTTTATCTGAGTGTTCAGTTCCTTCTCTTTGGGTAACAAATTCATTGTTTTCATATTCTTTAAAATCTGCGAAGTACTCGTCCTCAGTTCCCCACTTATTTGAGTAATCATCAAAAACGACAAACCCGCCAGGTTTGAGAAGATCTGGAACGCATTCCATCTCCTTTTTTACTGTATAGTAGTTATGATCACCATCTATCAACATTATGTCAAACAACCCTTGTTGTTCCGGTGCATTTTCTTTCAAATGTTCGATAAATTTTGGTAGGACAACCAAACTAGATTCCTCGTAAAAGACTACATTCTGAGCCTCTGTAAGGTCTTTCGCCATTTGCTCACATTGGACAGCAAGTTCATCACGACGTAAAACGTCTACTCCTATTAATTCAAATTTCTCGCAATGTTTGCTCATAAAACTAAGAAGAGGAATGAAAGTTTGACCCTTGTCCACCCCAATTTCTATCACTGATGATTCCTCTTTGCCTTTGATATAGTCTACTATAAAATCGTAGTACCCCCAATAAGCCATAACTAATTCTCCTTTCTTTCAAATATTTGTTTTATAACTTGAGATATTCTCTTTCCTGATTGGCCGTCCCACTTCTCTGGCTTGGAACGTTCCTTATTCTCTTCCTTTTCGATACCTAAAACCGCTGAAGTGACTTCTTCTACAGAGTCTACCAATTGGTTTGTTCCTTCCTCAATTGTTGAAGGTCTCTCGGTATTATTTCTTAAAGTTAGGCACGGGACAGACAACGCAGTTGTCTCTTCTTGTACGCCGCCGGAATCTGTCAATACTGCAAAACTGTTTTTCATCAAAGACACAAATTCGAAATACCCAACAGGGTCTATGATTTCAAGATTTGGAACCTTTAGTGCCTCTTCCAACAATCCAAATTTTCCAAAATTGTTCTTCGTTCGCGGATGCATCGGAAATATCACCTTCTTGCCAACTGATTTACATATATCTAATATTTTTCGAAGTCCGGGTTCATTATCAACATTTGATGGTCTGTGAAGTGTTGCTAGGATATAATCTTCCTTTTCAGAAGATTCCGGTAGTTTACCAAGAACACCGTATAAAGAATCAATCATAGTGTTTCCTACAAAGAATATTGAATGACGATTTATACCTTCGCTGAGAAGGTTGTGAACTGCGTCCCTTTCCGTAACAAAGTGATAATCTGATATTCTGTCCACGATCATTCTATTTATTTCTTCCGGCATTGATCTGTCGCGGCTGCGCAAGCCAGATTCAACATGTGCGACTTTAATACCCATTTTCACCGCTGCCAAAGTTGCTCCGAGAGTCGAATTGACATCGCCGTACACCACTAAAAGGTCTACTTTTTTATTCACCAAATACTTTTCAATGCCAACTATTACATCCGCGACTTGTTTCCCGTGCATTTTTGAAGAACCGACCTTAAGATTGATGTCCGGCTTTGGCATCCGCAATGCGCTAAAAAACACATCTGATAAATTTTTGTCATAATGCTGACCAGTGTGAATAAGGATTTGTCTAACCTCTGGCACCTTTTCCTTTATATTATGAATTACTGGTGCGGCTTTAATAAAATTTGGTCTTGCACCCACAACATGTACAATATTTTTAATCAATTAAGGCTTCTCCTTCTTTTATGCCTGACTCTATAGCCCATTCGTCAGCCCAGCGTTCGGCACCGTTTACTGTTATTCGTTCCATCCATACACATAAAAATCCAGCAACCTTGACCAGGAGTCCCCTTCCTTTTACTACCCGATATATCAAACCAGGAGGTCCGTGAATTTTGCAAGAATCTATAGAAACATTCCATAAAATTATTTTTCCCCACCTTGTTTCAATATATGCACCAGGATATGGAGAAGCCAATGCTCTCACATAATCTCTAATTTTTATAGCAGACCAAGATAAATTTATCTTACCATCTTTTGGCGTTCTTTTATAGTATCTTGTAACTCTAGAATCATCTTGGTGTTTTAATTCTTCTTCGCCTGCCGCAATCATAGGTATTGTTCTACGAATCATTTTTAAAGCTGTCAGATCAACTTTTTGATATGCTGTTCTAACATCATCTCGCACTTCTATCGTAAATGGTTCAAAATCCAGCACGGCTCCGGTATCCGTTTTGGGCTCCATCACAAAAAGACTATTCCCCCACTCAACCGGTTTTCCATCACTTTCAATTATTTTCCAGTTAATGACTGCAGCACCTCTGCCTTCTGGTAGTGGAGACGGATGGATTCCTAAACAATATTTTTTTGGGATTTTTAATATATGAGGTTTGAATATTTGTGACCATCCGCATTGAATCACCACATCTGGGTTTCTTTCTTTTATCCAGTCTCCTGTTGCGTTTATATCCCCAGTCCAAAGCATATCAAAAGTGTTTTCGAAGTCTCCCAAACTATCATAATTTGATTTCTTGCGACCCTCGGTATCATTTAATCCAATTATCCCAACTATGTCAGAAATTTCTTTTAAACAATTAATAACTTTTCTTGCTAGAGGAGTGCACCCTATTACGAGCGTCTTTAGGTTTGAGATGTCAGGATTTTGTTTGCCCATCTATTTGCTATTTCCTTGTGCCCAGCATTTGTGAAGTGGACGCCGTCTACATAATGCTCCTCAATGCCGGACATGTCACAAACGTCGAGATTAAGTTCAGTAGATAGGCTCATTATAACATCATTGTATGATTTAGTCAAGTAAGAATTTTTATAATAGAGCGGAGTCATCCCAAGTCTTGGGAGAGTTGATATTATAATATGCATGCCGTGTATTTTACATATGTCAATTATTTGACGCAAGTTGTCTTCATAAATTTCCGGAGGTATTGCCTTCTGAGTGTCATTCGTGCCGATCATAATAAATGCAATATTTGCAACCTTGTGTGAAGAGCAGGCTCTCCAGGTCCTCTTGAGTAAATCAACGCTTGTCTCTCCACTTATTCCATAATTGTGGCAAATGTAAACCTCTCCCGTCTTCTCTTTCATTATTTTCGACAGTTCAATAGTTGGAGAACGAGCATATTCATCTCTGGCTCCGTAAGTTATCGAATCGCCTAAGCAAACAATCTCATTCCAGATCATAATCTATAATGCTCTTTCATCCATTGAACCGTCTCCCACACCCCCTCTTCAAGAGTGACAGTGTTTTTGTGGTCCAGGTCTCTGACAGACTTTGATGCGTCAACGTGCTTGTGCTTTGTTGTCAAAATTTCATTATGTTCTCGATAATCAACCAAAGAAGGGTCTGCTTTTGTGTACTTCACCAAAGTCTGTGCCAACAACTCAATGGTGTGCTCCTGATCTGAAGCAATATTATAAGTTTGGCCATCTATAAAATTATCAGCAATATTCGCTAAGGTCCGAACACTATCATATATGTAGGTGCTGGTTCTAGAGTGACCCTTAAACACGGTAATCGGCTTTCCATGCAAAAGATTATATGTAAAAAGACAGTTAACACTTCTGAATGGATGATACCATTCCCCGGGACCATAAGTGTTGAAGAACCTTACCAACACTGTTTCTGTGCCGAATTGGGAACGAGAGTTGTGAACCTGCATCTCGTTCACTCTTTTACTCATCGCATAATCATTCATTTGAATAATTGGAGTTTGATTTAGAACGTCTTCGTACATGATGCCTTCGTAATCACCGTAGACCTCTGAAGAAGAACAATGAACCAGTTTAAACCCGTGCTTTTCTTGGAGTCTAACAATGTGCTTCATTCCGATAACATTGGACTTCCAAACCTTTTCATAAAAGTTTTCGCCATTCCATCGTCCAAACTCTGCCGCGCAGTTATACACCAGATCTGGTTTTACATATTCGATTACTTGCTCTATCTGTCGGAATTCTCCGATGTCACAGCGGAAATAATCGTCATCTTTTACTTTGCCCATTCCGTGACCATAAGTTCGATCTGTGTGATAAAGGTCAACACCGAATACTTGATGACCCCTTATCTTCAAGATTTCTTCTAACTTGCTCCCTATCACGCCAAGGACACCAGTTACTAGAATTTTCATTTATTTCTCCTTTTAACCAAGAGACCTTGCTCATAAAAATAGAGATAATCTATCTCTGTCCCTAGAAAGCAGTTTATTGCATGTTCCGGGGTTTCACAGATCGGTTCTCTATCGTTAAAACTCGTATTAAGTAGAATTGGGACACCGCTCTTAGCGTGCCATTTTTTTATAAAGTTATAATACCACTCGTTATCGTTCTCAGTGACAGTCTGAAGTCTCGCAGATCCATTAAAATGAACAACTGCTGGAACCTCTTTTTGCTTTTCTTCTTTAAACTGAAGCACAAAGCTCATATATGGACTGTCCTTGTCTTTTTCGAACCAATTGCTAACCTCTTCCCTCAAGATGGAGGGCGCAAATGGTCGGAACCATTGACGATGCTTCACCTTTTCATTAATAATCTCTTTCATATCCTTGCTTCTAGGATCCGCCAGAATACTACGATTCCCCAAGGCGCGGCGTCCTGATTCCGAACCGCCGCCAAAGACGGCAACAATCTTTTGCTGATCCAAAAGGCTTATGACCTCTTCGTCTGTTACTTTTACAGACTCTATTTCCTCTTTTCTGTTGTTGATAGTCTTCTCAACAAGATCTGAATGGTCGCATCCCAAATAAGGTGTGAAGTTATCCTTCCATAAGATTCTTGGGTTCTCAAGAGTGTGGTGCCACACAAGCTGTGCTGCACCCAGAGTTAAACCGCCATCATGAGGGGTTGGTGTTACATATATGTTCTTGCCTGGAAACCAGTCTAACATTTTGCCCATTACTACCGAGTTTAACGAAACACCGCCTGCAAAGCACAGATTTTCAATATTCGGATGATTATCGACAAACATCTTTATTATTTCCCTCATGTACACCTCTGTAGCCGATTGAAGACCTGCAGCTAGGTCAAATTGTTCTTGCTCGCCTCTTTGTGCTATTTCGGTCCACTTCCAAAGATATGGGTGCTTGGGGTCCGTTCCAACATTGGCACCTCTTGGTTGGGTGTGGGGTTTAAAGCAGGCGGCGGCTGAGTCTGATCTCAACATCTTGTCAAAGTCTTTAAAATATTTTTTACTATCTCCCATGCAAGCCATCGCCATCACCGTTCCGGCTTGATGCCCGGTTGGCCAACCCGACTGCAGTCCGAAGACATAACGTGTCACGCGGGTCCAAACACCACCGATGTTAACATCTCGGATTGGGAAAACATGCACAGGCTTTATCTTGTTATCTTTTCCTTCCCAGACTGTAAAAGCCGTGATAAATCCGTCTTCTGTTTCAAAGCCGCCACCATCCATTGTAAAAATCAAGGCTTTATCATGGTTGCTAGAAAAGAATGCGTTTGCTGCATGAGCTTGGTGGTGCCCTACGACATATATCTCTCCTCCATTTTGCTTTAATATTCCTTTAAGTTTGCTAAGAGACTCTGGATGATTCTCTAACTTAGAAAAAGAATAATTGGTCGCAAAATATTTAATATCTCGATGAGCTTTGTATTCATCGAACATAAATTGAACTCCATCACCGGCTGGCTCCTTTTCTCTTATATATCTTTCATATTCTGCATGGACAACTGGATGGCCATTGTCCAATATGCAAAACGAACAGTCGTGTCCCGACCAAGCACTCGCTACTTTCATTTAATCACCTTTTATAATCCTATGTGAATCGCTATCAAAATGTTGTGTAGAGAACTCAAACAACTCCGAGTCCTCCAGAGCCTCCATTTGATGTTTCAGAAGCCTGTAAACATGAAAAGAGTCTCCCGGATTCATAATCAACGTTTTACACTCGTTAATATCTCCCTTGTCTGAATATCTTACCAACAACTTTCCAGATTGCAAATAAAACACTTCGTCCTTCAACCTGTGAAAGTGCCACGAACATTTCTTGTCTTTCTTTATAAACAACAGTTTCCCACAATATTCTTCTTTATTTACTATCCAAAGCTCGTGCCCCCATCCTTTTGGGACATATTTTGGTTTATATTTTGAAGAATCTGTCATCTTTTATGCCCTTGTCATCAACATAAATATCGCCCGATGGCTTACCCATAAATAACTTATCATATTTAACTCCCCAACTATCCAGCTGGTTTTTTGTCATCTCGAAAAACATCTCGTAAACAAGTAAAATATTATCTCTAGTTCTTCCCATTCCTCTAGCCGTATTAAATATTATTGTATGACCATTTTCGTATAACTCATTTATTGAATCAATTCTTTCTTTTATAGGTATACTGTTTTTATAATCGCTGTTTACAGTCTCGCAAATTGTATTATCGATATCAAAAACATAAATCATCTCAAGTCCTCTAATGATACCACATAATTACCAAACTTTTTAACTGATAGTCTTGCACACTTATTCGCAAATTTGATAGATTCTGGAAAAGAAAAAGTAGACATGTAAGCAGTGACAAACGCTGCCATAAACGTGTCTCCCGCTCCACAAACATCGAATACATTAACCGGTTCTGTTGGGAAATCCTGATCTCTCCATCTGGCACCCTGAGACCCTAAAGTCACTATTACTTCTGAGTTGAATGGTTCCTTTTCAATATTTGCATATTCAAATTCATTCAGCTTTATTATGCACTCTTGATAACAAGACAGGTCCTGTTTCTTCGAGTCAACAAAAACAACAGTATCTTCATCTCTCAAGGCACTTATTATGTCTTCGCAATTATCACTGCATATAAATCCCTTATCATAATCCGAGACTACAACACAATCATATTTAAACCCGGAATCTTTGATTGTTCTAATAAGTCTTTTGTCCATTGGTTGGAGAGGTGATTCTTCTCCGATGTCGACTCTTAAGAGGTGTTGCATCGTCTTCTGATCTACATACCTTTCTTTTCTTATAACTTCGGAATTTGTTAATATCATAGATTCATGCCCAAAAGCTTCTAAATTCTTCTGAACATTCAAAGCCATCCCAGGCTTTTCTTCTACATAGGTTGTCTTTAATATCGGGACGGGTGCTTCTGGACTTATCCTATTGCACGTACCGTAGTTATATACATCCGTACAGGAATCACCTATCACTAATATCTTGAATGATTTCAGTTGTTGAATATCCATCTAAATAATTAAAGATTATAACAGATTCACATACGTCTTTTCCGACGACATCCTCTTCTTCATAATCTCCACCTTTCACAATTATATCCGGCTTTAGCTTACTAATCAAGTTAATGGGAGTGTCTTCTTCAAAGACGTGCACCTTGTCCACGTATTTGCAGGACTCCAACATAAATTTTCTATCGTTTTCCGAGAAGACAGGACGGGAAGGTCCCTTTAATTTTCGCACACTTTTGTCACTATTAAGACCCACGATAACACGACCATACGATTTGCAAAACTTTAGAAGCTCGATGTGGCCACGGTGAAGTATATCAAAACACCCATTGGTAAATATTGTTTTTTTAGCCATAAGCGAATTATAGCAGAAACTCTAGTACTTTGTCAATAATTTCTTTTTCATCATGATTAGATGCGTCTTCTACACACTCAGGGCATTCTACCTTAAGCCCACAAGGTCCGTGATTTGCAATATTGATATTAATGTTTTGGGGATATGCTACCATTCTTTCGTCCTGGTATCCAGTTATTATTACCACGGAAGGTGTGTCTACGGCGGTTGCAGCATGTACTAGCCCTCCCTCTGTACTCAAGAACAACTCGGAATGGCCAATTAATATCGTTGCCTCTCTAAACGATGTCAATCCTCTATAATCTACAACGTTTTTCAACAAAGGTCCGGCGTGTGTCCCTAGTTGGACTATTTGAACCTTATCCTTTAAGGCTTCTACTATGTTTTGCCAGTTTTCCAGTGGGTAGGACCTGTTTTTGGTGTAGTTCATCTTTGAATACGGTTCTATAGTAATGAATTTCGACTCCAATCCCTCTAAAAGCTTGTTCACTCTTTCTTTTTCAGCGTTTGTAAAGTATAATTCACACCTAAGTTCGGGGTTTTCAATGCCATAAAATTCACACATCTGTTCTATTATGTGTTTGTCGCCCCTATGATAAGCCTTAATTGGTGTGTCATTCTTGCAATAATTTGCTTGAGGATTGTTTAAAAACAGAGGAAATGCCTCGTCACCGTCTCCATTTTTGTAAATATAGGGGTTATTCTCGAATACTGGACTTCTAAGCAGTTTATTAACGTTTTTGCCATCACCCTCACAGGGTAACACTTTAAGTCCCTCAGAGAGCTTGTTTGCCACCTCTCTGGCGACTGCTGTCCATGCTAGATACCCACCTAAACCCACTTCATTTCACCCACAATATTTAATCATTAAATCATAAGCGTCATTTGCATATCGCTCATAACCAGCATGCTTGAGAATATATTTTCTCGGAGAGATTGACGGCTTAAGGTCACCATTCAAGAATTCTTTTACTTTCTCAATATAAGGGATAGCAGATCCGTCTTTTCTCTTAAGATACTTTTCTGTCATTCTATCTGTATCGTGTACCCAAAAGTTTTGATCAAATATACTCGGAGTATTATGCGGAGAACCAATCACTGGAACGTCTAAAAACATCGCCTCATATGTTGCGATGCCTGGGCACTCGTCTAGACTTAAGTTAATGCAACACTTGGACTTCAAGAGCGCATCAAAATACTCTTCTCGCTTATAGCTGCCATAAGTTAATTCAATATAAGATAAATCGTTTTCTTCTAGAAGATCTATTATGCCTTCGTGAAAATCGAAATAGTTGTCATCGTACCTTCTTCTTTTGGAGTAAACAAGACAATCATATTCTATGTTCTTGTTGTTTATAATCTCTGGGTCTATATCAAAGGTTACACACTTATCTAGATAATCAGCTTTATGAACCAAGTCTTTTCTCAAAAACTTCTTAACATGATTGTTGTAAAACTCAACTTGATCGATATACAAGTCAAACGCGACCTCTCTCACAAACCACTGATCCCACTCATCTGCTGCGCCTATGTCTGGGTAATCTAAGAGAACATTTGGTCCAAAAACAAACTTCTTATTAGGGAAGTTTTGTTTTAAATTAAAATATAAAGTTGGATTGAATCCTTTAGCATAAAACCAGAATACATCGAACTGGCTAATATCGTCACCCTGCTTAAGATTCCAGATCTCTTCCACATTAAATCTTTCTAATTTGTCTTGATTTAGGGCATCGACATGATGACTAAAAGTGAGACCAGGTCCGCGATCTCCTCCAGGGCGGGAGCACATTAAAATATTGAATTTTTTAGAGGTAGTCACTTATTGGAAGTTCCTCTAATCTATCATAAGGTTGTTTTGCTTTTAGTTCTGCTTCAATTCGAAGCTGATCGGTTCGATGGACCTTATCAACAGCTAATGGATTATCTCGATTATAAACATATGTTATTTTGTCTACCGGTTTAAAATGTTTGGGTCCGGCCATTTCAATCATTGGGTACATTATAACTCTATCCCAAGTGAACTTATAAAAATTACCATCGGCATCTTTCATGTCTTCCTCTTTGATGCTCATAAAAAGCTCTTTTCTAAATGTTCTCAAGTGAGAAAAGGTCCACTCCTTGTGGCGTATATTCCCCGTCCAATAATCATCTGTCACTCGTGGTCTAACCACCGTCCCGTCGACGCTTTCGATGTAAGAGCCAGCAGTAATCCAAGCATTTGGATCTTGATACACCTCATTGAGATGTTGTAACACATATCTATTTGCCAACCAATCATCACCATCCAGAGCCACTATAATGGAGTCTGGACGGGCGCAATTGACTGCAGAGACAAGATTAGGGAGGGCACGAGTATTATCAGTGTTATGCACAACGGACAACTTTCTATCTTCATTTGGTCCTGCTCTCCACTCTTTAAATAACTTCTCTGCTAATTTGCCCGTTTTATCAATTGACGCATCATTTATAAACCGAATATCAAATTTATCATATTCTTGCTTAATAGCAGAATTTACATTTTTTTCAATCCACTTCTCATTGTTATAGGAAAGTATTACTATGGTGAAGTGATTTTCTATCAAACATTCTTCTTCGTTTAACAAAATGCGTTCTCCCAAAAATAAGACGGTCTAGATTTGAGATATTCTACGATTTCCTCATGATCTTTGTTAAACCATTCTTCTTCGCGGTGTTGAACGTTCTCATTTAATTCCAGTTCACACCCTAGCAACTTTGCCTCAATTATAAATCTAGGACACGTGTCTAATCCTCCTGGCTTGAAACACACGCCCTTAGATAGAGCCAACTTTTCTAGAAATTGTATCGGTTTTAATCCCCACAATACTTCGTATTCTAGATTGTTTTTCTTACACCACTCTTCAGACTCTTGAGCACCCTTGACCCAACTATCGGATCCCAAAACCACCCAATTGCCCTTCTTTCTTCCCTTTGCTTGTTCTCTGAAAGATTCCACAACCTCGAAGAACTCTTTTCCAAACAACGAGGACAAAACATGCACCTTTCCGGAATCGGCAATGTTTATCGATTCAAGATAAATTTGTTTCTGTTTTTCTGACATGAAAAATATAGATTTAGCATTTTCAACAAATCTTTTTATCCTTCCACCCTGTTCCGTTTCACCATAGTCGCACTTTTCGCCTTCAACCATCTCGTATAAAAGAGGATTGCGATGTTTGCAAAATTTATAATCAAATTCAATAAATGAATATTCAATCTCATGTTTTTGAATCAACTCAAAAATTTCAGGAGACATATTCGCGATATTACCAAAAATCCATTTTGCTTTTTTATTATCTGAAATGAGCTTCTCATTCAAGAGATTAGAGTTTATCGCTCCGATCTGCTTAGATGGAGAATTCTCAATTATGGTTTGCAAGCTCATTTCAGCACCGCCTTGATATTGTCCTGCGAAGGCGTCACTAACATAAACATATTCTGGTGGGTTTAATATGGTTTGGGGGATTACAGCCGCCAACATATTTTTCAGCACCTCTTCTTCCGAATAATTCTTAAGTATATGTGTTTTAAGTTTTTTAGCCCAGGACACATATACCCCATTGTTGGTGTGAAGTGCTCGGAGTTTTTTCTTAAAATCAACTTTATTGGGGTAAGACCACATAGATCCTTCGGGAAGTATGTCCTTCCAGATGGCTTCTTTTTGCACAGGTGCTAAAACATAATCAACTCTCGCGAAAAGGGCTTTTTTCTTCGGCTTGCCGCCCTTCCCCTTTGTTTTTACAGGAGCATAAAGAAAATCTAAATGACCGCTCCATCCAGTAGCAAGGACAGGAAGTCCGTTACAAGCCGCTTCGAATAAGGGTAGCCCAAAACCTTCGCCGTGAGTTGCACTGATTATTGCCTTGATCTTTGGATGGGTGTACAAGGAATTGAGTTCTTCGCGGGTCATATCTCCGTGCAAAAAATATATTCTGCATTTTCGATCTCGAAATTCCTTTTGGCCCAAAAACATTTCTAACTTTTTCTTAGTAAAGGACTTGTCCATATAACTATTCTTAGCAGTGTTTGTTTTTATAACCAATCCAACGTCTTCATTCTTGAATTCTTCGATAAACCATCTTAAAGTGTTCTCAAGATTTTTCCTAATTGACCACTGTGCCACCATAAGATAGTTAAAGTCTGTTTCTAGGTCTAACTTAAAATTCTCATCTTTTTCCAGACTCCCTACTGGATAAGGCACAACATCCACAGGAGACCCACACCCTAAAAGAGTCTTTGTTCCATTCTCATCTTGGACTTCGTACTTTGTATTTTCAAAAACCCACTTAGCAAATTCGGAAGGAACAACTAGCCTGTCCATTTCATGACTTTTTTCAATCCACTTGGGAGCAACCTTTGTTGTTTCGATACCAGCAGTGACCGTAACAGCATACGGTGCCAGTCTATTAAACTCGTTTGGAATCCCAACCCTTATGTGAAAATCAAATTTTCTTTCATTTTCTGGAAGGGCTTCCAGCTTTTGTTGTAAAGTGGACATCCACTCCCTCTCTTCTGAATTTCCTAGAATCCACGAAGTGGTTCCCCAATTTAAGGGAGACAGGTAGACATCTAAAAGATCTTCTCTCGCACGCAATGATCTCAATACTAACCTCGTATGTTCCCCATATCCGGATTGTGTTAGTGCCGGTCCTTCTACAATAACTTTATACTTCATTTTATTTCCACCATATCCCAAGCTTTATGTTTCCTAGTTTCCCACGAGCCGCCCTCTTCATGGATTCTTGTTAAAGTTTCGTCCCAAGTATCAATATAGCTGTCAAATCCATAATTATTTAACACATGTTGACGGCCAGCTGCGCCCAATGCTCTTCTGTCTTCCTCTGTCATGTTGTAGATTTTTTCTAAAGCATTTATAAAATCTTCTTTAGAAATTCTATCCTCGTAAATATAGGGCACTTGCTGAGACCCTATAATTGATTTAGATTTTGGTTCGAGCCCTATTCCAAACCAATTTTCACCGTCTGTGACTTGCTCCTGGAGACCTCCTGTCATGTTAACAATTATCGGAGTTTCACAGGATAAAGACTCCAGCGTTGCCAGCCCAAAGCCTTCAGCATCTGAAATATTAATTGTGCAATCACAAACGTTGTAGAGCATTGCAAGATCACTCAAGGTGAGCTTGTTAACAGATAATAATGCCTGACCGTCAACCATATTTGTCTCCGCAATGATCGCCTCCAAATCTTGACCATTTGGATCTTTTGGTTCTGTATGCATAATGATAGCGGCGTTATCTTTTCCAACCTTTTCTAGGAATTCAGAGAACCACCAAAGAACAGTGCCGGACTGCTTTCTTCTGGCATTTCTATTGTTCCAAAAGAAGAGTGTCTTTGGATCTCCGTTTTTCTTATATGCTAATTTGTTTTTTCTTCTGAAATCTTTTATTTCTTCATCGGGTAGTCTCTTGAATACATGTACATTGGTTGTATGAGGAATCCTAAGTCTTTGCACCTCTGGTGCTACTTCGGCAACGATCTCGTCTGTTAGCTTACTTATCGTAGCTATTAAATCATTAGACATGTAAAAGTCTCTGTTAAATTTTGGAGCAGGAAAGTTATCCCATACGTGATAATATACAAGCGGGACGACAGATCTTACTTCGTTCTCAATCTCCCACAGCCATGGCCAAAAGCGCGGGTCCGTCATAATCCACATTATATCTGGCTTTTCTTGTTGCAATAGCGTTCTAACTGACTCTTGATTGCCGTATCCGTCAATAGGGTGTATCACCCAGTCATCGCCATATTCTTCCGTTGTAATTGGTTTGTAATCAGCATGCTTTATTGCACCGCCGAAACAAACAAATTTAAACCTACCAGTTTGCAACAAACCCTCGATCATATATCTTGTTTGTCCAGCTACCCCGGAAGGGGCAAGTGGACTGTCTGAAATAATAAAGACTTTAATTTTTTTCATAGTTGTTTCCTTTATGGGCAGTGAGAAGATTTATAGAATTCACATCTTTTACATGATAGCTTATTTTTAATGTAATTTTTACTATTAATATGTGTTAATGCTCGATATAATAAGTCTACGGCGTTTGCTACCCTCTTTTTGCCATTCGTGACCTTGAATATTTCAGCGTTGTTTTTTTTAGCTGTCCTCTTCAAAAGGGCAAAATAGGTATCTACATTATCCGGATCGATATTGTGTTTTTTACAAAAATAATTCTTGTAAAAGCTCAATTGATATACTGTCATCTTTTCCGATTTCCTTTGCGCGTCCCAACCCCAAGAGCACGTTTTCCAATCTATTACATGATATCTGTCGTCTGGTGTCTTAATTACCAGATCAATGAATCCTTTAAAATTAAAATCTGTTTCAAACTCGGTAATCCCTTCAAAAATTTGCTCCTCCACCGAGACCACTTCGTATTTTTCGAAGGTTCTCTCTAGCTCGGGAAGAATATATTTTACTAAGTTCTTTCCTTGTTCTACCATTTCTACAACTAATTTTTTATTAATTTCTTCTAATTCTAGATTTTTAATTTCTTCTACGAATTTTTTCTTAAAAGAGTCTTCACCGTTGATAGTGGAATCTTGTACTTTTAATTCGCAAACGTGATGAATGGCGGTGCCAAATGCAGTGTATTCATTGCCCTTAAACTTCTTTATCCCATCTAGATAAATTAACTTATGTTTGAATGGACACTCATTCCATATTTTCAGTTCTGAGAAGCTGATTTTTTTGAGGTTCGGTCTTTGTTTTAGGCTTTCTTCTTCTCTTTGTTGTGCCTGTTGCAACTGGGACATTTGTCTTCCTTTTCTTTTGAGTGGGGACTTGCACATTCTTGTTGAAAACCCACTCACCTTCCAACTTTGGATTGTCACTATAATTATCCAACACCGTTTCCCCAATGCAATTGGCAAAGTCTACACCCTCCCTCTTGAGGAAGTCTGCAACGTCTTGTGTATCGACGTGTGTGTTTGGATCTACAGCTAACGATCTCTTTATTATTTTAACCGATACTTTTACTCTATTCAAAGTATTTTCAATTATCTTAAATTCCATATTCTTTCTCCTTATTATAGTTTAATTTTTCTAGTTTGTCAAACAAAATCGGACTAATAGATGCTAATCTATTAAAATCTTTTTTGTTGTAAAAAGTCTCGAACCCACTGGCGAAGTATTCTCTCAGGGAAGTTGCCGCATATGGAGAATAAAAAAGATTAACACTTATCGCGGCTAGAAGTGGGTATCCAATTTGATAAAACAGCACCTCATCAAATTCTTTAGAATATTCGGGATTTTTAAAATCTTGATATTCTATATCTAAGTCCTTTTCCGATTCTAACAAGTGATATAATCTCTCCCTCTTGGACAAAAACTCCGATTCCAAGTTACCATCAGAATATATCTCTATAAAGTTGTTTTCCTCGACGGCGTGGGCGATTTCATGAACAAGGTCATCTATCATGTCGCTCTCATCATCTTGTTCATTGGTGACATATATCGCTCCGTCCATATAAGCCGCATTGACACTTTTTTTAGTTAACTCTTCAAAGTGTCCAATCATAATATAATCAATATACTCCAGATACGCAGGAGGGACCTTGCTAGATACTTCACCAAGAACAACATCTAGATCAATATTTCTTGTACTAAAATGATCTTTCATTATTACTTGAATAGACCCAAACTGATCTTCTCCCGATGCTTGTCTGGATTTTTTATTAGTTTCCTTTATGTAGTTTTCAATCAACTTCTTCCTCTTTGTCGGAGGAGACCAAAGATGACTCTCTCTGCAATCTCTCTCCTTCCGTGACATCTTCAAGTGCCTGATGATATCCTCTTATCCAATTTTCTTCTGCGATGGCCATAAGAAATTCTGGAAATTCTTTTGCCATGGTTTCTACGATCATTTCAACCGTTACTTGATCATCTTCCGGATTGGTCTTTTCTCCAACATAGTTGACCATCCAACTTTTCATTTCGGTGGTCGGTTCTACATTTTCCTTGATGGTTCCACCTTCTTCTAACTCACTGTTATCTGTAAACTCAACTTTCATTTTAACTCCTTTGTTATAATAGTTTAGCTGCTACAGTTGCAACTTTGGACCTTTCTCCCTTAAACAGGGTTATGTGTCCAGCAATATCTTGATCTTTAAATTTTTCCACGATGTACGAGAGTCCATTGTTTGTTCCGTCAATATAGACATTATCGATCTGTTCTATATCTCCTGTTAAAATTATTTTTGTTCCCTCTCCCACTCTTGTCAAAACAGTCTTGATTTCATGACGATTCATATTCTGAGCTTCGTCTATTATGATGAAAGCATTTGAAATCGACCTGCCCCTTATATAAGTCATGGCTTCAACCTCGATGCGACCCTCTTCCATGTGCATCTCTAGAGTCATTTTATCATTTCCGAAAAGAAATTGTAAATTATCTTGTATTGGAGCCAGCCATGGCATCATTTTCTCCTCCATTGTGCCAGGCAAAAATCCGATATCCTTGCCTACTGGCTCGACGGGCTTAGTAACAACAATTCTATTATACATGCGGTCGTTAGCCACCTCCCCGAACGTTTGGTGCAAGGCAGATGCTAGTGCCAACAAAGTTTTGCCTGACCCCGCTTTGCCTATTAAAGATACCACTGGAACTTGCGGGTCCATCAATAAATCTAGAGCAAAAGATTGCTCCTTATTTCTGGGCTTAAGTCCCCATACTTTTCCTTTTGTAAATGTTCTAACTTTCTTAAGTGGCTGTTCATAAGATAGAAATCTTACCAGAGCAGTTTTTTTCTCGTTAGAACTAGACACCAACATCACAAACTGATTAGGGTTAACCTTTATTTCATCTTCGTCAAGATATACTGGGTTGTCATTATAAACATTGTCTATTATTTGGTCATCCACTAGGTGCGTTTTAAACCCTGTATATAACCCACTTATATCCTCCACTACCTGTTCTATATTATAATCTTCGCACTCCAGCCCCAAAGAGTCACACTTAACTCTCATATTAATATCGCGGGAAACTACAATTATATCTCTGTCGGGATTATTGTTTTTTTCCGAAAGTGCTGTTGCAATTATTTGATTATCTGCATTTTCTAAATCTAGGTCATCAGGAAGAGCGAATGGATCATAACTTTTTGCAAACACTATTCCCTTTCCATCTCCTATTTTTACACCCTGGTGGAGATTGCCGTGTTCCCTAAGTTTGTCTAATTTTCTTATTATATTTCTAGCATGGACGCCGACGGGGTCTTGACGTTTTTTATGCTTATCCACTTCGTCCAGCACCTTGAGCGGGATAATGATGTTATCTTCTCCAAATGATTCTAGAGATTTAGAATCTGTTAGGTATACATTAGTATCGAGGACGTATGTTTTTGACAATTTATCTTTGCTCACTTCCACCTATAATAAATATGCTATCTCTTAACTTTTACCCAACTAGTAGGGAGAGTAGTGTAAGTAAAGTTAGAAAACGCGGCACTTTGACTTCTTTTTCCTGGGTTGATTTTTTGATACGAAGATATTGGCTTCATATATTTTGAAACAACTGACTCTTGATTCTTGCCGTCTAAGACGAGTTGTTCGTTCGTATTGCTCACCACCGGGGGCGATGACATTAAAATAACAGCTATAGCGTACTCTTTCATTGTGTTTTCCTTTTTAATTAAAAAAAAATATTCTTTTATTTATACTTAATATATAGGAGACAATATGCGAAATAGACTAATGTTGTTGATCCCCATATTATTTTTATCTTGTGGGGGATCACAGGACCTCATAGAGAGATATGCGACAGATAAAGAAACCACAATTCAAACAGAGACAATTGGACATGTCGCTGTTCCTACAAAAGCTTTTGTTAAAATTTACAAAACTCTAAAAGTTTTAGAATGTCGAAAAAAAACCAACACTATATGCAAAAAAGGAGACTCTTTTGTCTCAGCTGGATCGGGCGTTTCTATAGGGATAGCTAGAAAGGGATCCCTGCTGCTTACTGCCGGGCACGTTTGCCAATCTTCTTTAAGTGCCGCTGCAGCTGCAGAGATTAAAAAATACCAAATCTCAATGCACGTTAGGAATATATATAATGAATTAAGAAGTGCTAAAGTTATATATTCAGTTAACGGTGTTGGGAATAAAAGAGATCTGTGTCTCCTGTTCTCAAAAGGATTGTATACTAAAGGTGTCTTACTTGCAACAACCGGTCCAAAAGTTGGAGATAAAGTATTCGCCCTTTCGGCACCGGCCGGTATCTTTCATCCTCCAACAATGCCCATATTTGAAGGAAGATATAGCGGTCCAATACCAGAATCAGATAATGCAATGGTCACGTTACCAGCTGTCGGCGGCAGCTCCGGAAGTGGTATTTTTAATAGCCAAATGAGATTGATTGGAATTCTTTTTGCAACGCATCCAAGGTTTAACATTGTTACACTATCTTCTAGTTATAAAGCAACGGCAGACTTTATAAATAAAGGATTTAAAAAATTTTTAAAAATGGATCTTTAGGAATTTAAAATCCAAGAATTTAAAATGTTATTTTTTCTTTCTTGAATGAGGCGCAACCTAGACGCAAAGTGCATTTTACCAAAACTTTCTGCATTGGTAATTTCTAATTCTAATTTCTCTATTTCAATTTTAAGAAACTCAATTCTTTTTCTTCTATCTTTCATATTATTTTATACCTTTAATTGGAATCTTTTCGTAACACACATACAGGCGATATCTAAGATCTATTCCATATCCCGATCCTTGAGGTGCCATAGATGGATTATAATAAACGTCTTTTACATGATCACTTTCGATTAAACGCCCGATGGCAGCGTCAGAAATTTTGTCTATAGTTACTTGATATGTGTCCCTCGTTCTGGGAGTCTTCTTGTGATTGTCCCACTTAACCCCTAGGTATTTTAAATCACTAAGCTTTTCTTTTAAGAATTTTAATGATTCGCTAGAAGTTATCGATCTATTTTTTATTGTAGTCATCTTTAAACCATCCTTTTCCCAACAAGCGAAAGCTTGTAATACTTATGCATTTCTCCAGAGTATCGTCGTGTAAACACTTAATACACTTTCTTAAAGGCTCCTCCTTCATTGTCTGCAAAGATTCAAATTCATGTTCACAATTCGTACACTTATATCTATAAATAGGCATTTATGCTTTTCCTCGTTCTAAATAATCTCGTCTATAAGACCGTATTCTAAACATTGTTCTGCATCCCACCATATATCATGCTTTAAAATTTCATCCATCTTTTCTTCTGGTATTTTAGTGTATTGTCTATAAATATTTTTTATCTTCTTCATTAACATTTCAGAATTCTGCATGTCATCTTGCATATCCTGAAACTTGCCCCATAAGTGTCCGGACAACTGATGTACTAGCATACATGCGTTACGATGCATATATCTTTTACTGCCCACGACACTTATTAGAGTTGCGGCACTTGCTGCGCACCCTTCAATGATCGTTTCTACAGGAACTTTCGATGTCAATATGTAATCAACGGCAGATAATCCAGCAAAAACACTACCACCATAACTGTTGATGTGGAGCCTTATAGAATCTGCTTTTTCTGATTGATATACAAACGCACGAGTTGCTAAATTATTCCCCAAATTTGTTATCGCCTTATTTAACTTTAATATCTTCGGACGATTGACAGAAGAATAAAAGAAAATATTATTTCCTGAATATTCGACAACATTAAAGTCATCGCTGTCGTTATTTTCCTTCGGCGAAGAAACCTTCTTTATGACTTCTCCCTTTTCTTCTTCTAGACCCCATTGATAACTTCTCATCGTTTCTCCTATTTTAGTGGGCCACCTCGGACTTGAACCGAGAACCTGCCGGTTATGAGCCGGATGCTCTAACCTATTGAGCTAGAGGCCCGTATTTATCATTATACTCAATAATCTTTATAAATTTCAATTAATTTTTTACGAATTGTCTTTCTTATGCCAGGATTTACTTTTAACACTTCCGGCATGACATTATGCCTAATGTGGTTTCTCATTATATTTTTTGTCATACGATTCGACGGGTCTTCGATCCACTCAACATCTTGTCTTTCCGCATAATTTAGTATTTCCTTCTTTTCAGTCATAAGGAATGGTCTATAGATCCTGTCCCCTCTTTTGTATGGTATCATTTTTGGATTACCGTGAAAAGAACTAAACAACCATGTCTCAACAACATCATCTAAATGATGGCATGTTATAACATTCCTCTCATTCAATGAGTCTAGAAAATTATATCTTTCTTTTCTCCAGAATTCTTCTAAAGAAGAAGACCTTTCCTTTATTCCTTTAACTCTCCCAACTGTTAATATTAGTTTATTTTTTGCTGCAAAGCTTCTAACAAAGTGTTCTGATTCTTTTGAGTGGGAGGTATCGTGATTAAAATAAGCAAGCCGCACCTTTCTTTTCCCATTCAAAAGAAAGCGCACTACCGACATTGAGTCGACTCCTCCAGAACACGCAACGGTCACTTTTGGAGGTATTTTGCCTATAATACGAATCATTTATAACACTTCCGCTCATTAAATTAGCTTATTTATCCTTGTTTGTTTTCGCCACACAAGAAATCTCCCAATCAAATCCCATGTTATTTCTTTGCTTGTTTGCAAACATCACAGCCTCAGAAAAGGTCAGCCTCATAACATCTTGAGACCTCCATTCTTTTTTCTCTCTATTATAAAAAGTAATTACGTAATTAGACATTTTTATTACCTCAAACGTAATAATACCATCATAAATTAATTAAGTCAAGAACTTTATTTAATTAAAATTTCATCAAAGCCAGATTGTCCGCCGACGAGCCAATTTCTATCAATATCGCCAGATACTCCGTCAATCTGTTCATACCCTGTCCATTGCCAAACTCTCCACTCTTTCCAAGACCCTAATCTATCCTTTTTTATTCCGGTTACTCTAGATTTTCTACTATAAGCAGCGTGCCACAATGTATACGTATCTAAAATTGAAGTGTTCTTATTTAATCCATATTTGACCATGTTCCCTCCAGTATAAATCACTGGACGTATGCCTGTTTCCTTTTCTATTTCTTTTAAAAACTCAACTACCCAATTGTGGATAGACGCGGCATCGTGGTCTCCGTTTCTTTCAAAGTCCAAAACTGGTCTTAAATCTCCCACATCTGTAGGGCAATGTTTGGCAAAATTTTTAACCTCTTTATAAGGGTCCAAATGAAGATCCGGCCGGGCGAAATGATAGGCACCAACCGGTATACCCACTCGTCGGCACTCCGATATGTTTCTCTTCGCCTTCGGATCTAGATAAGTGTTTCCCTCTGTCGCTTTTACCCAACAGAAATCCGCTAACCCTGTTGTTTTTACAGTGTCCCAATCAATCATACCTTGGTGATGGCTAACATCAATACCTGGATAAATTTCTATTCCCAAAGATGTTCTAGTCTCAGGACCAACTCTGCCATCTACTGACAAAGAGTTATCAGACTGATAGTCTTTTACTGCCTGTACTGTCTTTTTTCCATAATCGCCGTCTACAACTAAACCTCCGATTGATTTTTGTATTCTTCTAACTTCCTGCCCTTTGTGTCCTTTTTCGTGAATCCATACTTTCATTTTTATATTCTCCTAATTTAATTAGCGGCATAATAAGGAATCCAATAATCGGTTCCATTAATGCTAACTCTAACATGACCAGTCAACGCTCCAACGGACGTATCTGTCGAAAGACTCTTTGTTTGGTCACTTGCTGTACTGCCTGAAAAATGAATAAACGGTTCTTCTGGGTCTAGTTGTTCTAGCTTCATAGTCGATTTTCCAGTTCCATTTGGACTAGACACATGTAACCTATTATCGGGTGTACCCGCAGAAGAACCAGAGACACCAATTCCAACCCTTCCTTCGTGAGTTATTCTCATCCATTCATGAGAAGCAGTATCATCGTCATCATTAATCATCGAAGTGCCAAATACTAAATCACCGCCCTTGTCTTCAGCACCATGAGCTTCTGCAGCATATGCTGCAATAAATGCTGATGCCTCCAAAATACTACTCGGTGATTTCCAATCCGTCGAATCAAAGCCGATGCCTCCCAGCAAATCGCCGTCACTTGTTGAGTGATCGACCCTAGTTATCATTATGCCGTTGTTACCATCACTTGCATCATGGAAAAGTCCTAGTGTGTTAGTCCCACCATAAGTCCCGTTGGTATAGCCGCCGCCAGTGCCATCTACTTGGAGCTTACCTTTTCCAAGTTGTATCTCACCAGACGTGTGAAGCTCGAATGCGTTTGTAGAAGCAAAAGCTCCTCCAATCGAAATTACAAAAGCATCCTGAGAATCATCTATGCCCATATAAGTTGGTGCGGTAGCGTGATTGAAACTGATGATTCTATCTGTTCCATCTGTTGCTGAAGCTTCACCACCGATTCTCAAAGCGTTGCCGTTACCTATGTTAACTTCGCTACTTTGGATAGTGAAGTCGGGACCGGCAGATGGCAGCGAGCTTGGAATTAACGATTTATTACGATAAATAACAAATTCGTTTAAGCTGTTATCAACGCCTATGACCGTTTTGCTGGTGCCGGTATCTCCAAATGTTATTTGTCTATCTGCGCCTGCATCATTTGTTCCAATGTGTATAGAACTTGCGCTTAATCTAGTTATTATTGCTTCATGAAACGTGGCACTAGATCCTGAAACAAGATGCCCCTTTACACTTGAACCGCTAAGGGCGTGTCCTCTTATCAAACCAGATCCAGATAAAGCACCAACTGTAATACTACTTACTGTCATTGCGGACGCAGAAAGTATTCCAGCATCACTTATCGTTGCTGAAGAATCTTGAATAGTCGAACCACCAGTGCCGCTAAATCTAACTATTGCATTATCTGTGCTGGATGCCGGTGTAGTAATGCTAGATCCGCCCACAGATGATAATATGATCATCCCTTCTCTGCTAAGACCTAAATGACTTTCTTGACCGGCTAAAGATCCAGTTTGTGCATTACCCCAATTTATATCACTTAATTGAACTTTCTTTTTGGACATAGAGGGACCCTCTCTTAATTATAAGTAGTTTATTTTATAAGATCTTTTCCACCTAAGATTGATTCCAATATTGATTCTAAATTTTCTATTGTTTCCGTCATGTCCAGAGTATTTGCATACTGAGCCACTGTTGGAGAAGATTCTAAATCATCTCTTTCTTTTTTCAGTCTCTTAAAATCATCTATTTTAGATTGTAATCTCGGAGATATAATAATTCCGGGGTCGCTTTCTACTTTTTCAATTACGGAACCCACTGTTTGAAATAGAGCCAATTGATTATTCTCAGGTACTTCTTTGAATATGTCAAGCAATTCTTCTACGCCCTTTAACCTTCTTACTGGCAAATCAGAATCTGCGATTTCAAGTGCCCTTGTAATATCTGGGTTTTCGGGGTCAACGTCTATTTTCACTGTCTTTGGCTTGCCACTTTGTTCTGGATGGTCGCTTTGGTGTGACGGTTTTCTGCCAGGCATATCTGGACGTCCGGGGATTGGTTTGGGGAGAGGGTCTGGTGGTGTCAGTTTTGGCAAGGGGATTCTTGCTTCTTCCAAAAAGGACCTCCAATTTTCAATTATTAGTTTCATATGTTGTGTGTGCCTTGTTCTTGCGAATTTTTCCATACCATACTGTGAATATCTCTTACAGTTAACCCTGCGAGGTCAGTGGTATATCCAGAGCCTTTTTCCACCCCAGATACCGGATGGTTAACAGACCCGTATATCCCTCCAGACTGCCAATCTGTTTTTAGCGCACCCTTACTATTCAACCAGTGGTTGACAATCATTGCGCCATAAGTAATTCGGAAAATACCTGCGTATTCCTCCACCTGTTCATAGGAAGGGAGTTCAAATTTTGTAAGATATCCTGTCCAATCCTTGGACTTGAACGGGCTTCTTTCGTAACAGCGAGCCAGTTCCTTTCCAATTTTCCAAAACTCTGATTCTTCTTTGGGGAATTTAGAGCCTTTCGCTTGTGGGTGACTAGAAGGTAGTTTTATGATCCAAGGATCGCCATTATGTTGTCCAACTCCACCCATAGGTAACCACATATCTTCTGTATTTCTTCCTGCAGTTCCGGATCCGGTGCTTCTGTAAAAAGCAGTCGGACCTTCGCTAGTTGGCAGTATAACAATTTCACGCTTAGTGGGTGGCAGCATTACAGAAACGAACATTCCGTGAGGGCATTTAAAAGAATTGCCTTGTTCTTTTAAATGATGTCGCCAGTTTTCCATTATGAGTTTCATAATATATTACCTCTTATCATTAAATATTAATTTCTTTGATATTAACAAATGTGTTATTACTTCTAGATTATTTTTGCTGTACATTTTAGATAATGGAGAAGTCGTCCAATCATCTGGATATACATCTTGAACGGACATATATTGGTTGCAATCGTCAGACGGATCATCTGGTGTCAGTTGTTTTAATCCGTCATCCTTACGGGCATCAAGTTGTGTTTTTATTATGTCCGATCTAGATTCATATTTATACCAAACCTTTTTTGCATCATCGGAAACTGACTGCCTGTCAGGAGTTAATCCTCCGCCGTTTCTGGATGCCCATTCAATCGCGATCTCGTATAATAGCGGACCCCAACCTTTTTCAACAAATGCCCTTTCTACTGTCCAGCCGTCTAAACATTGTCCAGCATAGTATTTTCTTTTTTCAATATTAATATATCCTTCAACCGGAGATATAAATCCCCGCTCCCTTCCTTCGAGGTGAATATATTTTACTGTAACGTCCTCATTGAATTGCTGTAGGTGGATTCCCAACTTTCTCATTTCGAAAAGATTATCTATGGCTGTTTGGATACGAGGATCTGTTGCGATGCCGTCGGTTAAAAAGCTTCTCCAATTTTCCATTATGAGTTTCATATATTAAATAGTCTCCAAAAAGAGAAAAGGTGGTGGTGGGGGCGGGAGTCGAACCTTAATTAGTTTTAAAGTTATGAAATTCAGCAAGGCCATGCTTTTTTAAGAATTTTGCAACAACCTCCTTCGGCAGATCAACAGAGCGGCCCCCCATATCAGGTGTCTCGATCTCGATCACACTATCATCCCAGTCAGGTGACTTCATATTCATAAGCTCCTCTGGCGACATCGAAAATTCACCATCTGGTGTTTTCAGTACAACTTTTCCGCTTTCTGCTTCTAATTTCGTTTCGGTATTAAACTCTAGAACGGTTCTTCTCCAATTTTCCATTATCAGTTTCATTGTCATATATTAAGTAGTCTCCAAGATTAGAAAAGTTGGTGGAGGTGGCTTATCTGTTTGTTACTGCTTCACAAATCTTTGCCTCCTTCGGTTGTGCCCTGTGTGGCAGCAGCTTGAGCAACTGCTAAAACATCTTCAATGTCAGTATCACCATCGTTGTCGATATCTGTATCTTCCTCTTCTGGTTTTCCATATTTCCTAATGATTATCGCTGATTCGGGTGGGCTGACCAGTATTTCTGTAAACGTTGGCATTCCGCCGCCGCCCCAATATGACTTTGCCCATCTTTCTACATCATCTTCTCTTTTATTGCGAGTGTACGCCACCTCAGCCTCTGTCCAATATTCTGAATTTGTCTTAAACAAGTTATAGTTTCCGCGAAGCTTTACTTC